ATGCCTGACTCGACTGCCATCAGCCAGCCCGCCAGTGAACTGCATTACGTAGACGACACTCAACCGGGCCTTACGCGCAAGGTACTGCGCGGCAAATTCGCGTACTTCGACACAAAGGGTCAGCGCATCAAGGACGAGTCGGAGATCAAGCGCATCAACGCACTGGCAGTCCCGCCCGCCTACACCGAGGTGTGGATCTGTGCCGACCCGCTGGGTCACCTGCAGGCCACCGGCCGCGACGCTCGCGGGCGCAAGCAGTACCGCTACCATCCGCGCTGGCGGGAAATACGTGATCAGGACAAATACTCGAGACTGATAGAGTTCGGCCATGCACTGCCCAAAGTGCGCAAGCAGATCGAAGCACAGCTCGCTCAGCCAGGCATGGGCCGAGAAAAGGTCATGGCGACGGTTATTTCATTGCTGGACGCGACCCTGATCCGCATCGGCAACAGCCAGTACGCCAAGGAAAACCGGTCGTACGGCCTGACCACCCTGCGCAACAAACACGTTGAAGTCAAAGGCGGTCAGATCCTCTTCGAATTCCGTGGCAAGAGCGGCGTCGAGCACAAGGTCAGCGTCAAGGATCGACGTCTGGCCAACGTGATCAAACGCTGCATGGAGCTGCCAGGACAAAACCTCTTCCAGTACCTGGACGAAGACGGCGTGCGCCACGCAGTAACCTCATCCGACATCAATGCCTACCTGCAAAGCCTCACCGGCTCGGACTTCACCGCCAAGGACTACCGGACCTGGGCAGCCAGTGCGCTGGCGCTGGCAACGCTGCAAAAACTGCACTGGGAGCCAGAGGCCGACGCCAAACGGCACATCGTCGACATGGTCAAGGCCGTCTCGAAACAACTGGGCAACACCCCCGCCATCTGCCGAAAATGCTACATCCACCCGGCGGTTCTGGAAGGCTTCCTGCTCGGCAACCTGGCCAAACTCCCCCGCTCCCGACAACGCAAAGGCCTGCGCCTGGAAGAAGTCGCCCTGGCGAGCTATCTGCGAATACTGGCTGACAAGGTCGAGGCCGTGGTTAACGATGCGGTGGCGAAAGACAGCAAAGCCTGAGCCGCCTGATCACGGCACGTCAGCCTTTGCTCCAATAAAATTTCGTAGCCTCATGATTTGCCAAGCATTTCTGACGGATAAAAAAGCAGGGTCTTGCACCCTTCGAGACGCTTTCAAGCTTGCTTCATGGGGGCCGGGTGTATATATTCCCTGCTCTTGGCGCTACCGCCCCGATGGCGAAATTGGTAGACGCAAGGGACTTAAAATCCCTCGTCCTTTGGACGTGCCGGTTCGACCCCGGCTCGGGGCACCATTTAAAATCAAGGGGTTAAGTGGCTTTAGTCACATACCCCTTGAGCTTCATGCTCCGCAATAATTAATGCTGCTCCGCAACTCGTCGTAAACCCTACCCTCCCGGCGTCCTGCCGACGAACACCACTCCCCAAATCTGAAGCACTCAACTACTGTATGCCCATACAGCAATTGAGAATCACCCCCATGAACGAGAGCAACAGCTCAGAAGCCTTGGCCGAATGGCACAAAAGGCTCAACGACAGGAGGCAATGGACGAACCCTGCAGTCACTTACCGGTTTCTGGCACGCATGGCCGAAGACATGCAGGCTGGCGGGCTGGTCGATCCGTTGGAGCGCTTTGAGCTCTTCGAACTGGCCAGCGCTGCCTTCTGCCACTTCACCGAGGAAGGCAACCACGAATGGCGGCATCAGGCGTCGGACTATCTGGCCTACAACAAGGGCGGCGTTGTAGTCGGCAGCCTGCTGAACTCCCGATACGTGCTTCATGAGGCCGACCAGTCGCCCTACCATGCCGCCCACTTCGCCTTTCTCGACGACAAAAACGACCTCATCATGAGGGATTACAAGAAGTACGGCGTGCTCGAGGGTCGCTACATATATACCGAAACCGGCCAGACGCTGACGCTGGTTGAGCAATCCAGGCAGATCAACGGCGTGAGCTATCAACGCCTGAGCGATGAGGATCAATATCGAGCGCTCGTAGACGCCTCAGCGGTAGCGCTCGACCAAGGCGACTTCAAGGCCTACGTTTCGCTGTGGGAGCGTCATAGCTACTCGATATTTATCAGATGCCTTCACTGCCTGGACGGATTCGCAGTGCGAGACGATTGTACGCACTGCGATGGGCGAGGCTTTATCGAAGACCCGGAATGCCCGAACAAGCTGCCGCATTCACTCAGCCGCCAACGAGGCGTTCCGACAGAGTAGCGGAGCTCCCCCCCTCGCCCACCTATACCTTGCGTATCCCGAACTGCGCGGCCTTGACCGTCGAGTCCTGCGACACGCCTGCTGCCAGGTACAGGCCCATGCGCGAGGTGATCACGGTTTCACTCATGTCAATCGTGCCGCGCTGTGTTTCCAGCGCCCCGGAAAAGCTGGCCGGCATGGTGAACGGCTCTTGGTACTTGTCCATCGACCGAAAGTAGGACGTGGACGAAGCACCGCTGACAGTCTTGGTGATGGTCAACTCAGCCTCCCAAGCCAGAATGCCCCGCGACGAACCCATGATTTCCACCGCCGACACCATTTCGATAACGTCGCCGGCAGCCAGGTTGGTCTGTACCACGTTGGCCGTGGGTTGCATGTAGATGTAGCCGCCCGCCGCCGCCATGTTGCCGCGCAGCTCGATGCACTGCGCCTCGCCATAGGCGGCAGGCTCCTTGTACCACCGCGTTGTCATCCCGGCCAGGCCAGAGCCCACAGCCTTGTATCCGTCCGCCAGCACCGACCCCGGCGCGGCATTCACCCCTGCCGGCAGCGTGCCGCCAGTGCCCGCCAGCAGCGGGTTGGCATTGAGGCAGCCGAACGGGCGAATGGCCGAGTAGATATCGCCAGCGTCCGTGGGCAGCGGGATGCCGGGGAATTCGAAGTTGGCGGTGATGATCGGCACCACCCGCGAACTGATGAACTCGGCACCCAGGATGCTCGGGTGCAGGCCTTCCACGGTCATGGCTTCGGTGAAGCCGTCCCAGATGTTCACGACCGGCACGAACTGGCTGAGGTAGCTCAACACCCAGTCTTTGTAAGCGATCGCATCGGCCAGCGCCTGCCCGGTCAGCGCCCTGCTACCAAAGCGCGGCGTACCAGTGCCGACGATCAGGTACTTGCCGGGCGTGTTCAGGAACGCGGTGACGATCTTCATCACGTTGGCTTTCGTGTCGGCCAGGCTCATACCTGCCGTGGTGCTGTCATTGGTGCGCGACAGCAGCAGCCACAGGTCGGCTGTGGACGACGCAATACAGGCCGGAAGCCTGGCCAGAAACTGCCCGGTGTGGTCGCCGAGCTTGCCTTGGTTGTCGACGTAGCTCGGGAACAGGCCGGTGCGCGCCGCGATCCAGCCCGCATAGCCATAGGCCTCGGTGCCAAACGCCGTCGCCGCGATGGTGTGGCAGTTGCCCGAGAAGCTGTCGCCGAGCAGGCCCAGGCCCCGCCGGATCGGTTGACGGCGCGCAACCGGATTGACCAGAAGGCTCATCGAGTCACCTCGAAGACAGCGCCACCATTTGGTGTAATGCGCGTCGAAGAATTGCCGAGCTGCAGCAGGTAGCCGCCGTCTTTGGTGAAGGTGTCGGTCACAACCCAGCTACCGCCGGCCTGCTTTTCGACGGTCACGCTGCCGCCGTTCGCCTTGACGATCAGCATCGTCTGGCCCATGTATTTTTGAATCAGCTGGGTATTTGCCATTTTATTGTTCCGTTACTCGGAGGTAATCAGGGGCTTTGGGAGCGCATCAACAAGGCGGCTACACGCCAGCCCGGCTACTCGGGATTCGTCATAAGCCTTTGCCAGCGCTCCCGCTCGCGCGTCAGCCCGGCCGAGCAGGTCGGAGAGCACCATCGCGGCGCGGGTGGCTGCCTTGCCTCGTTCGGCAGCTCCGGTATCGCCGGGCACACAACTTGCCGTGGCTGCCAGCTTTCCAGCTTCGACGCGCAGCCGGTCGCCAGCAGCGTCAGCGACAGCAGCATCAGTAAGCGCAGCGGTCTGTTCTTGTCTTGCATCGTTTGCCACCTGGTTGGCCGCTTTCTGGCGGCGTTGCTCTTCGGATCGGTACTCGGTGGTCGTGGTGGCCACCGCTTCGGATTGGGTGCTGACTTCCTCGGCCCACTTCGCCTTCCAGGCCAGATCGGTGACGGTCACGCCGTGCCGGTATGCCCCGTACAGCGCACCGGCCAGCGCCAGCAGGATTAACAGCAAGCCGGCTGCCTTCCACGGCAAGGCCTTCATGCCAGCACCTCAAGCGCCCGGGCATACAACGCCTGCCGATCAGCCAGGCCATTCGTACCGCCGTTGATGCGTTTGGTGATGGTCAGGAAGTCGCCCTTGTCGGCCAGCGTGTTGAGCGCGGCCCGCTTCCAGAACCAGGCCGCTGACATCGCGGCGTGCTGCGGCAGCTCGAGCAGCTCGGGATGGTTGATCAGATCTATGCCCAACGCTTCGGCGCACTCGGCATAGTTTGCCCGCCCGGTGATCTGGATCAGGCCGCGCCCACGGTATTTGGAGCCATCGCCCGGCACTGTATTGCCCAGGTCTTTACGCCCCTCGTACCCCAACTGCTGCGGAGTCGGCCCCCAAATCTCGCGGACGTAGCGCAACTGGCCGGATTCATGACCGACCTGGGCAATGAATGCCGCGATGCGCAGCGGTGTCACGATCTGGTACTTGCTCATCGCCGTATTGAGAACGGGTGCAAAAACGCCGGCTTTCTGGCCGGCGTTCGGGAGGATCTGCAGCAGCTGCTGTGCCGTGATGGACATTCGGTTTTCTCCAGGCAAAAAAATACCCGCTCGATGGCGGGGTTCGGTGGCAGGTGTAAGTCAGGCCAGTGGTTCTTCCACCAGCATCGGCGCGGCAGCGATCTCTGGTATCGCGGGAGCAGCCGGCCAGACCGGTGCCTGATACCACGTGGGCTGCGCAGTTACCTTGCCCAGCGCGTACTTGTAAGCCTTCCAAGCCTTGAGGGCAGGCTCGAGCGCTGACGCTTCCCGCTCTTCCTCTTCAGTTGCATCTCCAGCCTCAATGCCATAACCCAGCGTTTCAATGCGGTCCTGAATGCGGACAATTTGAGCAGCCGCTGCGCTGTTGCGGGCCGCAAGGTCGATTTTGGCCAGTGCGAGATCTCGCGAAGCCTGAGCGGCATCCTTCATTTCCTTGGTGATCAGCTGTGACCAGTCGATATTGCTCATTGCCCGGACACCTCGTCGACAGGAGTAGGAGGAAGCGGCTTAGGGAACGCCACGGGACCATCGGGGATATCGATCAGGTCAACCGGAGACGCCTGCTCTTGGCTGTAATTGGCGGGAAGCGGTAACCACATAGTCATGATCAACTCACCGTCTACCCGATCGACATCGCTGAAAAACCACTCCGATCTGATGGCGGCTACCGGAAGGGTCGCCCCCTCGGGCATAGTCGAGAAGTCGAACTCCTCGCCATTGACCACAAGAACGTCGCCCTTTTTCACAACTTCAAGCGTCCCTTCACGACGCTGAGGAGAGAGTTTTATAATCATTCGAACCACCTGCCTATCGCGACCCAGTCCATAGTTGCCGTGGCGTTTTGGCCAGGGCTCATCATGTTCAAATACCCGACCGATTGGTTACCATTTGCGGGATATGCGGGCCATGAAAAAGAACCGGTCTGCGCGCTTGTAGAGCCCAACAGTCGGGGCCTGCTTGAGAACGTTATGGGGTAACCGATGGTTATGGTTCCTGAGTAATAGAAGCCGCCGAAAGGGTTATTCGCAGTAAGGTTCTCAACTGATCCTTCACAGATCGCCATGCCGTTGGCGAACTTTGTGTATCTGCGGCCCGATATGTTTCCTGATTCAATGATAGCGCCGGTCGGCGTTCCGCCTGATTGGGATACAGTGCCCAGAATAGGCGCGACCGCTGCCGAGTTAAGCCCCAGCGCACTGCGCTGCGCACCCTGACTGTTCGCCGCCAGAAATGTCCTCGCCTGCGCCGGGAAGTCTGTGGTTGCTATAGCATCAGCTGCGGTGAAATAGGCCAGTTTATTGGCCCCGCCGGTCACCGCCGCCAAGGCATTGATCGACGCGGCAGCCGCGAGTGAGCCGAACTTGTTGACGAGCGCCCTCAACTGGTCGGCCGCCTCTTTGATATAGCCCTGTAGTGGAGCAAGCATATAAACGCCTGCGCCCAAGGTCGCACCCTGGTAAGCCGGATAAATCGAGAGCGCAGTATCACTCGCGATGTTGACCACCTCATACCAGCCGCCATCGGGGCCGCGAAAACCGTCGCCCACCCGACTGTTTGAGATGAACGAAGTGTTGCTACCAATTACCGCGTTTGAATTTTGGGTAACGGAAACCGTCCCGGCTTTATACCAAGGCATAGTTTTTACTCAGTTATAGTTGGTGGTCAGACATTCATCTTCGCGAAGACTGCCGGTAAAAAGAATGCTGTCGGGTTAGCTGCTGCAATGGTGATCGCGTACAGCTTACTATTGGGAAAGTCCCACCAGCAGTAGAGCGCCCTTGGTATGCCACTGCCCGAGTTCAGGCCCATGCCGAACGAGTTAATCAATAAATATTCGTTCTCAGGAAAGTTAAATGGGACTGAGTAATAGCACCTGACAAGAGTCTGACTGGTATAGTCAAACGTTTCATATGTCCAAGACTGGAACGAGCGCGTAAAGTTTGCGCTTGAAGTTCCCGAATCAAACAACAAGTTGGTTGAACCATCCCACAGTCGCATACCGTAATCAGCGACCGGCTGCGCCGCAAATTGAGCAACGAAATACCGGCCATTGGGCTGGGCAGTGTTCACGTCGTAGGCCCGGACATAGAAGCCAGTCCAGTTGCCCGCCGATCCTATCAAACGCATGGCGCAAAGGCCCGCCACCGCATTTACCGTATCGGGCCTAACGAACACCAACGGCGGCTCCTGCGAGGTGACCGGCCGAGGGAAGTAGGTGGTCGAACCAAGCCCGCTTTCCTCTGTAGGCTGATATCGGCCCGAGGCGATCACCATCAGGCGCGCATACTGGGAATCGAGCACTACCACATTGCTGTTATTGGAAAACTCCAGGCCATATGCTTCCGCCATCATGAAAACCTCATGACGAGCAGCCGCATGGTCCCGGTTGAAACCGTGCTCGAACTGTAAGTTCTGGTGTGGTTGTAAACCCTCGCGATACCGTCAACGAGTTCCGTTTCGTGCTGCCTTTGATTGCTGTCGTAAACGCCAGCCGGAATCACCATTGCCACACCGTTACCCGGTCCGACGCCCGGCACAGCAAAGTCCTGGCTGGTCTTTGTGGTGCCGGAGAACGTGACAAGCGTCGACAGCACCACCCGGATCGTAAACGAATTCTCGTCCAACTGGAGCGCGCCATCTGCGCCCCATACTCTCATTCCGTTGCTCATTCGCTGAGGTCCCCCAGTTGCACGCGCTTGACTTTGTTGGTGTCGTAAACGCGTACCGATCGGTTGGTCACCACCAGCCTGCCGCCGCCCGCGCCTGATCCGTTGATCTCGAGCGTTCCATCCTTGCGCAATATCCATCCGCGCTCCCCGGCTATGTAGTCGGTCGAGCTGATGAAACTCCCGATCTTGGCATTGGTGATCGTGCCGTCCATGATGAACGTAGGCCCCAGGAACAGCTGGCCGTTCTGGGCAACGAAGGGGGTGGAGATCGTCCCGCCAGCCAGAGAGTTGACCAGTGCAAACCGGTCCGCCGACATCAGGATCTGGCTTTGCAATATGCCACCGACGCTTTCAATGCCGGCGGCGATCCCCGCCATCACGTACTGACCGTTTGACGTGACCTGCAGCTTCACCGTGTACGAAGCCGAGAGCCTTCCATCCAGACTGGCAACTGCCTGGCTGGTTTGCTGGACTGCGGCAGTGTTTGAACCGATGCTAGCCTGTAGCGTCTCGGTAGCCGTTACCAGCGCCTCGTTCTGACTTGCCCGAACCACCACCTCGCGGCTGTACGCAGCCTGGGTATCCCACAATTTCAGAGCACCCTGCAGGTCACCTTCGCCGTCATCATCGCGGTAAGCAGCGCTCAGCGACTGCGAGCTTGTTGCCTGCGCGGTGAGCACGCCCTCGAGTTCTGATATCTCGTTGCTATGGGTTGCCACCTGCCCAGCAAGGCCGTTGGCCGTCTGAAGCAAATCGCCGACATCCTCCCAGTAATCTCCGTTTGGCGGAGAGGTGTTGGTAGGCACCGCCTTGTCTGCCTGATAGATACGACCGTCAACCACGACCATCTGGCCTTTTTCGTAGGTCAGGTCAGGGTCGTAAGCCTTGAGACCGTCCAGTGCATCGATCTGGTCTTGCAGGCCGTCGATTTTGTCCATCAACCCCTGGCCAAGCTCGGTTTCTCCAATCTGACCGGCGATCATTTCAAGGATCGGCCCGGCATCGCTGCTGGTCTGCCCCATCACGCCGATACCGGTCGGGTACCATGGCCCCACGTTTCCAGTCCGATCCACAAGGCGCGCCCAGAAGAAGAACGTCACGCCCGCCAGCAGGCCTTGCATGATGTATTCCGACTGGGGATAGGCCAGGTCGCTGAGCTTCGTGGCCTTGGCCAGGTCGGTCGTTTGGCTGTACCAGATTTCAGTGCGCTGCGTGTCCTCCGCGCCTGGCGGGAAAGTCCACTTGAGCGCGATCCCGAAAAGCAGGGATGTTGCGGTCAGTGAGGTTACGGCAGGCGGTAGGCCCTCTTTCCCCTTGAGCTGCGTCAGGATCGAATTCCGCCAGCTCGACGAGATGTCATAGGCGCTGACGGCACGCACGCGGGCGAGATAGGCACCGGCATAGATGCCAGTGATGTCGACGCTGGTGGAGCCGGTGCGCTGTACCTTGATCCAATTGCCGCTGTCCTTGCGCCACTCGACGTCATAAGCCACGGCGCCGGCCACTGCTGGCCAACTGATCGTCATGGTGGTGACGGCGAGCCCCTGCGCGATCGCTGTATTGGACGCCAGCGAAACGCTGGCCGGCGATGGAACAACAGTGATCGGAATGACGCTGATTGGACGCTCTTCCAGCCGGGCGCCGGTGTCGATATAGCCAAACTTGCTCGGCTCGTACTGAAGAGCGGTGATTGCATACTCGCCTTCCGCACTGCGCTTCACGCTCAGCACGCGGTATAGAGGGATAGCCAAATCATCGGCATCCAGCGCCCACTGCAACTGTGTGGTAGGCGTCTCGCTGTAAGCGACGGTGACGGTAATCGCCCGGCCTGCTACGGACTGCACGGTACGGCCTTCAGCCTGGCCGCTGGGCAAGTTGACGATCAAACGGTCGCCAGCCTTGGCCAGTGTGTCGCGATCGAGCGTCACTACTCTTCCAGCAGCACCAGCAATGCGTCCGCCGATCTCCCGGCCAGCCAGCAGCGAATCAGCGACGGGGATGATGTAGCCAGGAAGCGGAATAGCGCCTTCCATACCGGTGCTGAAGCTCACAGTACGGTCTTGATTGTTGCTCATCACGACCCATTTGCCGCGGCGCTGACCCTCGGAAGCGCGCGTGCAGCCGATCGCTGTCAGCTCGGTCGGTTTGTCACCGAAGCGGCGCTGCAGCACCGGGTCGGCGAACGGGATGACGTCGGTGTCGTAGTTGTTGTCCGGGTTGTCGTAACCAACGATTGCCCGGGTGTAGCGTGTCTTCGCCGAAGCGCTGCCGTAGGTGAATTTGCCGTCGATGACGTTGGCGCGAGTGAAGACGTAATCGAAGTCCTGGCTCCGCGGCATATCGGCTTGCGCAACCAGCTGGCCCTGAGCCCAGTAGGTCATGCCTCGATAAATGCCGGAGATATCGCGCAGCAGCGACCAGGCATTGGCCTTGCCCTGCAGGTTCATATCGCACAGGAAGCGAGGCTCTACGCCGCCGACTCCATTCGGGACATCCTGATCGCAGTACTGCGCGATGCGGTACAGCTCCCACTTGTCGACCATCCACGGCTTGATGCGCTTGCCCAGGCCAAACCGGTCTTGAGTGCATACGCCATATGTCACCCAGGCAGGGTTATTGGTCCATGCCTCTTTCATGGAACCGTCCCACACGCCCGAATAGGTGCGGTTGAACGGATCGTAATTGCTCGGCACCTGCCATTTCCGCGCCTTGCACTTGACCGTCACTGCGGGAATGTTGGTGAACTGCTCAGCATCAAACTCGATGTAGAGCAGCGCCGTGTTCGGGTAGCGCAGCTTTGCGTCGATGACTTCTGTGAGCCCGGCCACCAACATGGTGTCAGCGATCTTATTAGTGTTCTGGTTGGCGGTCAGGCGGCGGACGCGGATCTGCCAGCCTGATGTCGCGGCGGGTAAATCGATGCGGCGCGATCGCTCGTATCGCGTGGTGGTCTTGCCGTCCACCGCCTCGATCAGCGCCTCCTTGTAGCTGCCTCCGTCAGTGGCCACATCAATGGCGTATTCAATGCGGTAGCCGCCGACATTCCCCTCATCGTCCTGCTGCTGGAGCGCTGGCCAAGCCAGGCGGACGCGCACGGCCGACAGCTGAGTGTTGGTGATAGAGCGAACCCAGGGCGAGTCGTTGCGCAGCTCGACGTTGACTGTCGTCTCGTTGTCGATCGACGGAATGCCAGGAATGTACGACTGATCAACTGAACCGGTGCGCCATTCCCATTTCACGTTTTGGAAATTGACGTTGCCGCTTGCATCGTTGATCGGCGTGTTGTCGAGGTAGATGTCGGCAGCCGTAGGCGTGCCTTCAAACTCGCCCTCACCTACGGCGATGAGCAGCTTTGCCAGGTTGGTGGAGCGCAGGCTATCGGAGGCCTCGGTCGGCGACTTCGGACTGCTGCTGCCGCCTTTCTCACCGTGGATATCGATCTTAAGTGCTGCGCCCATGCTTTTCTCCAGGCATAAAAAAACCGCCTCTCGGGCGGAATGTAGTGATGGCGTTTAGGTGTCATTCGTGCTTTCGGGATTCAAAATTCACGGCTATCATGAGCTCCATCCACTTAACGAATCACGGAAGTTTCTTCTTATGGGAAAGGCCCGCGTCTGGCTACGCACGGTTGTGTCGATACCCTTCTATGTAGTATCAGTTTATCTATCGCTTATAGCCGTAATGAGTTTTATAGCTACTTCGATGGTCATGTTAAACGCCCCCCTAACGGATCGAGAAGTTGGTGCGAAAATTGCTGACTTGCTCTTTTCAATCATCGGCATAGTAGTTGCCAGAGGCTTTTGGTTGCTCGGTCGATACATAAGGACGTTAAGCTTCAAAGCCCGGCTGAAGGTTACGCCCCCTAACACAGACCCCTCTGTGAATTAAGCTTTATCCTCGGCGTATATGCTTGCACTGATAATCGCGCCGCCCCAGCGCCGCTCGCCGATGCAGATCGGGACAGGGTTGCCGCTGGCTGTGGTGTTCTTGGCGCTGCCGAAGGCATAGGACGGAGAGTTTTCGGGCGCTGCGCTCTGCTTGATGCCTGCGGCTTGCGGGCTAAGCATCTGGATCACTCCACCAGCCAGCAAGGCGATGCCCGCAGGGGCCGTGGGGGCTCCGAAGAAGCTTGCTGCAATCAGGACAACGCCAAGGACAGTCTGTATCAGACCTCCCCGCTTACTGCCATGCAGCACCGGCACAACCCTGACCTCGCGCGAGCCTCCAAGCCCGAAACCTTCCTCTACGACGTTCTTGCCGTTGCGGAATATCGCGAAACGCATGCCGAGCCGGTCAAGGCGTCGAATCTCTTCAGCAAAACCTTCCAGTGTTGCCTTCAGGGCTTTGAACACCTCCCAGGTCTGACCTGAGTCGATCTGCCTGCGGTGCACCCTGCCGAACTTGCGGGCCAGTGATCCGGATAGTTTGATAGTGGTCATGGGTGAGTAATGAATGGCTGCCATGCGTTTCTCCGGGCATGAAAAAGCCGCCCTGAGGCGGCTTCGACTTGTTCGTGTTTACGGGTTTCGGCCGTATTTGGCTTTGAAGTCAGCTTCGAACTTCTCACAGGTTGGGACGACTATCGATAATGCTGCTGAGTTACCAGCGTGCTTGCGTTCATCCTCGCGGCAAAGCTCAATCGCTGTTTTGGCGCGTTCTTTTTCCATCCATTCCGGGTCGTTTTTAGCGGATGTGCCAATAACTAAGATCGCTCCAAGTCCGATGAGAATGGCGAGGATAATTTTCCAGATCATGCATAGGCTCCCTTTCAGATGGTCGCAATCTACCATCGCCAACAGGGTAGAAAAAGAAAAGGCAACCGGAGGTGCCCAATCAATGGTTCTGATCTGGGAGTCATGTTCACGACAACATGATCAACACCTTGCTCCCTCAACCCCACAATCAGCTGTCCTAACGCTTGCGTCCCGATTCCCTTTTTTCGTCAAGTCGGCGCGATAAAAAAGTGAAAAATCTGGCTGCTAGCCCAGCGAAATGAGTAGAACCCCACCGGTTTGCATGGTTGCTGTGGCTGTAATCATCTTCGCTCTGGCACTTGCCCTGGAACTTAATGCGATCAATCTCGACACCGCAGTCCAGAATGGCGACCTCGATTTCAGCGCCGCAGATACCGAGATCAGTGATGGTGAAGAGGTCGTGAATGGTCAGCATGTAGCGTGGTATGATTTGCATATAGCCCTCAGAGCTTAAATTATCGGCTGTGGATAACGGACTGTCTGCCGCGCAGACATAAGGAACCTCTTTGATCGACCCTCGATTTGTAGTTCAAAGGAACTTTCCGCGCTGCGATGACTACGATGAAAACTCATTCAATGGCCAGCTCCACGAGCACGCGCGCTGGGCACAAGACGAATACTGGCTCTTAGAGTGGGCTCTCTACCAATTAGCGACGGAAGAGGAAGTCGATCCCGAGCTCTACTGGCAGGTATTTCGCATATTCAGCCACTGTTTCCTATCTCTTGGCTGCCACTTTGATCGGAATGACAGTTACAAAATTCGCAATCTCAAGAGAGCACAGCTATACGACTGCAGGGAGAGACTCCAAGTGGTATTTGAGGGATTTTTCTCCAGAAATATGCCTGAGCAAACCATCTTCGAAGAAGAGAACCCTCTATTGCTCACCGCCCATTAGTTTACGAAAGCGTTTCTTTGGAATCAGATGATTCGCGCGAGTCTTTGTGCCTGAGGATCAGGCGTGTCCTGTCCAGCCACGGACCTCCGAAAACGATGATCTCCGACGGTCTGCCGTACAGGTGGTGCAACAGGAAAGGACCGGGGCCGAATACCCCGCTTTCTTCAAAGGTCAGTGAAGCGTCCCTGCCGAGATAGATGCCAGCGTGGTTCGGGTGCTTCGTCCGCCCTACCTCCATCACGATCATGTCGCCGCGCTGCGGCTGATCAACCCTGACGAACCCGGCCGCCTCGTAATTGGCTTCATACAGGCTTTCCGCATCCGCACTTTCCCACCATCCGTCTGTACGCTCAAATGCTTCGAACTCCAGGCCGAACTCGCGCTTGTACCAATCGGCGCAGACCTGCCAGCAGTCCCACGCACCATGCACGAACTGGCGTTTCAGAAGCGGCGTGTTGCCAGTCGGCACGATGGTGCGCAGGTCGCCCTCGGGCCAGCTGAGGATATGCCAGGGCAGTTCCGTCGCTTCGCACATCGCCAGGTCGCGAGGTGACGGCCTGCTGGTCGCGTCGGGGTGAGAGTGGACAACTCCGATGATAGCGCCCAGGTCTTCCGCAGCAGCGTAATCGTCGGGGCTGATGCGGAACTCTTCGTTTGGATCGGTCGCCGTGTTGGAGCAAGGAAAGTACTGCTGCTTTCGCCCCACACTCAGAAGCAGCCCGCAGCATTCGCGTGGGTACTCAGCCGCGGCATGCGCCCGCACGGCCGCCAGGATGTATTTCAGCATGGTCAGCTCCGTGCAATCAGCGATACGGCGGGAAAACCGCCAAAGGGTACTTCGTTGCCAGCCCCGAAGCGCGGCGTGCAGCCACGCGTCAAGGTGGCGTCGCAGACATCCAGCTCAGGGTTATCGGTGGGCTGCCCGTCCTTGTCGACGTATGGCCCGGTGTAGCCGCAGTTCGGCCCGCGATATCCACCGGTGAGGCACCAGTGACAAAGCGTGGTCATCTGCCGGCCTATCGATTCGCCGCCGACGTCGCCCGGGCTGGCCAGCTCCCAACTGACATTTTCACCATCCTCATTGGTTTTCTGATCCAAGTACCAGACCTCGATAGTTTCCTGAGTCGGATCAGCGTCGGGGTTACCGCCTGGGAAGTTCTCTGCGTCCAGATACCTGCCGAGCGTGTGCCGCATCGTAAGCTTGAACTCGAGCAGATCCTCAAATGCCAAGCAGAGCGCCGTGATGCGTCCGTTGACGTTGCCCACGGAAAGCGTGGGCCGGACTGCTGTACCGTCGCCATTCGCTTCAATGCCGTCAATCTGCATGGGCCAGGCCCCATACTCGTTACCTTGCCACCAGATTGATTTGGCGGGCAGTTGATCAGCTTCAAGGCCGACGGCTATCAGTTCAGCGGCAGTGTGCGGGATGGAATGACCATGGAAGCGCAAAATGTCCGCACCGTAATCAGAGCCATCAAGCTCAAACAGCAATGCTTCGCTGCCTGGCTCAAGCGCCTGGATGTCAGCAATCAACGGCATGAGGTGTCCTTAAGGGTGGAAGGCCCGGTCGAACGTGGCCGTCAATTTGAATACGTTGCCACCCATTGGGGTGGGCACTGGATTTTTGCAGGTGAACAGACCCAGCTGGCCGAGCGGCGTGGTCCAGAGGAACGCTTTCGCTCCGGCGTGCTTATCGAGGAACTCCATGATCTTCAGGACCCTATCCTTCGTGCCGGTGAATGTGATCGGGTATGAGTCCTCCTTGTTATTCGGCCCGTCTCCGACGTCCTGCTTGTAGCCATTGCCGAACTGGGAGGTGCGCACCCGATAAGCGATATCGGGCGCGTCTCCGTGCTGGGTAGGCCAGGTAAAGGTTTCAATCGCCATGACTACCTGCCATTTGTGAGCCTCCAGATCGATCCACCAGGTTGCAGCGCGCGAGCGATTGCAGTCTCGGCCTCGATTTTTGCCGCTTGCTGAATGCCTTTGCCGAGTTGCGTGGAAGCCTCCTGGCTGCTCGCGCCGCCCGAATCGCCAGTCGTCTGAACTGATACCGAGACGGGGAAGTTGTAGGTGTTGCTTCCGCTACTGCCGCCACCGCCAAGCGCTCTGACTCCGAGCTGCCCCCCGGCCGTGCGAGTGAGGGGCATGATTGCCTCATCGCCCGCCTCGCCCATGACACCCACACCGCCGCCAGCAATACCGAACGCCGTCGGCTTGCTGACGATGCTGTTGGTGAATGCCGCGCCGTTGGCAAACATTTGCACGCCGTTGGACCATGCACCGCCTTTGGCTTGAGCAACCCCAGACCAGCCGCTCATTGCTGAGTCGCTGTATCCCGCAGCCGTTGAACCCGCAGACGCTGCTGTAGATGCTCCGCCGCTGAGGTAACTGGTAGCCGCACCGAACAGGCTGCCCAGTACCGCAGAGCTGGCTTGCCGTGTAGCGATCTTGGCCATATCGACCAAGATCGATTTGGTGAAGTCTGAAAACGACCCCTTGCCAGTTATCGCGAAGTTGGCGACCGAATCCTCCATGCTGCTGAACGTGCTGGTGAACAGACTTTTGGTCTGTCCGGCGACGTCCCTGGCCGATTCCAGATAGTTCTGGAAGGCCGATGATGCCCCAGCACTCCAGCTGCCCTGGGCAACGGTCATGTCGTCATAGTTGGCCTGAACCGTGTCGCGCAGATCCTGCTGGTACTTGTTGAGCGCAGCCAGCTTCAGGTTGTACTCGTCGAGGCTCATCCCCCGAGAGCCATCACCGTATTGGTTGGCTAGCTCGACCTTCTGCTGATTGGCCCGGTCATCTACGGAGTTCTGCTGGTCCGTCAGCCCACGCTGGCGATCGCCCATGCCAAGCGTTGCAGCAGAGCGCTGCCCCTGTTGGCGTAGCGTTTTGACCTGCTGCTCCAAAGCGCTGGTGTAGGTGTAAACAGCCAGCTCTTGCTTTTTGAGCCGGCCTATTTCACTGGTAGCGAGTACAGACAGTTCGCTGTCAGCTTTCTTCTGCGCCTCTACCATCGAGGTGCGAGCGTCGGCGATCTTTTGGTCGAGCTGGATTCGCTGCTCAGCGCTGGTAGACGCCTTGCCCCTGAGCGTCTCAAGCGCATCAATTTCAGCCTGATAGGCAGAAGTGATATCGCCTTTCTGCTGATCTATGATTGCTGCACGCTGGCTGGCGTAAGACTCAGCGGAAATCAGCCCGGCTTTCTGCGACGCCTCCAACTCCTTCTGGATGCCGTCGTAATAACCGTTTATCGACTTGAGCTGATTTTGCGCTGTATTGAACGCGGTCATATCCAATGCGGACGCAGGTTTCGCCGGATCCTTGAATTGATCGGCGATGTTGCTCTTTATCTTTGAAACGTTTTCCGGCTTGAGGCGATCGTCTGTCGGGTTGACCCTTCTAATCGCCTCCAGATTTCTCTCATATGCCTTGAGAGCCTCTGACCTTTTCTCCGCATTCGTCCGGGACGACTTTTCCAACTCGTCGACCTTCGACGCAGCAAGCACCGCGGCGCGCTGTGCGCTTTGTTGTTCACCAGTTTTCTTGGCCTCTCCTGCCTGAACGTCGCGAGCCTTCTCGAGAAGTTTAAGCCGATCCTGCAGCACCCTTGTGGATTCGCTTCCTTCAAACAGACCGGACAGCCAGCCTGTTTTCCGATCCGCAAGAATCTTTTTGGTGTTGGTTATTTGCTCGTCGAGACTTTGATCTCGCCCGACATCCCGCATCGCGTCCCAAGCAAGTTTCGCGTTGTCGCCTACTTTCTTCCAGCCAGCCTCAAGAATCCCGAGGTTCGCGGTTATTTGTTCGGTCCGGGTATTTGTCGCGTCGGCATACGACTTAAATGCCACCTCTGCCGCTGCCTGGGTCTGCCCTTGGCGCTCCAGCGCGGCGATCTGCGAATAGGTCGCCGCAGTCAGGTAGTTCAACTGCTCCGTGAACTCCAATGAAGCCTTCAAGGGCTCCTTGGCGAGCTTCTCGAAATTCTTAACGGTCTCAGCAGTCGACTTGCCTGTTGCGTCGTCCATGTTGGCAGCGGCAGTGGCAATCATCTGAAAATACGATGCTGAGATCCGGGTCGACCCAGAAAGCAAGGTAAGGGTCTGCGAAGCTTCGTTCACTGTCCCATTGGCGCTGGAAACCGCCCTCGCCATGTCGCTGAGCTGTCCAGCGGTTGTGCCTGCCGTGTTGCCGGTCATGATCAAGGCAGTGGTATACGCGGTTGCCTCGCTGCTCCCTTGCTTATATGCCACCCCCAATGCGACGAGCGCGGCGGCGGCAGCTGCGGCACCTACGAGGACTGCGCCCATACCAACGCTTAGACCGCCCCCTGCCGCCCTAAGCGCATCAGCTGCCTCCTTAGCGTTCTTGCCGGCGTCAGCCGCCGTGTTCGCCCCCTCCGCAAGGCTTCCGATACCATCGCCCGCAGCCTCAGCACCTTCGGCAGCAGCCTTACCGCCGCTACCAACTGCCTGCAAGGCGTCACCAATCGAACCGATCCCACCGCCTATACCGAGAATGGATTTGATCTTTCCGCCGAGGACATCAATCGTCGGCCCAATACCACCGAACGAGTCTTTGATCTGCATGCCTTGCTGGAGGAAAACCTGCAGCGGATTTTGCCCCCCGATGAGGCTTGTGAAGATATCGCTGAACTGACTGGGCAACTGACGTAACGCAGCCTGAGTCTGTGCAGCTGATACGCCAGCGCTTTTGACGCTTTCACCGAACTCACCAAGTTTCTGACGGGAAGCATCAATCCGGGTCGAGTACTCCTTGAACGTATCGGCATCGATGAGCCCGGCATTCTTGTATTTCTGGAGCTGTGCCTGCTGCTCATCAAGTTTGCCGAGCGCTGTCAGCGTAGGGTTGATTTTGCCCAGTAGCGCCTGGAGCCCTTCGGCCTCAACGCCGGTAGCGGCCGCCGCCTTCTTCGTCGACTCAGCAAGTTGGTCGGTTGACCCCACCAAGGCATCAGAATCAGCCTGCAATCGACGCCGAAGCGCTGCCAGACTGCTGGCAGAAGAGCTTGAGGCGTCCACAGCCGCCGTGTTTCCGGAGACGCTGGTTGTCAGGCGCTGGTAGTAATCGCTCGAATCCAGCGAAGCCTTGGCCATAGCTGTGAGGCGAGCGATCGCCTGATCCGTAGTTTCGTTGAGCTTCCCCTCGGCCGAGGACAGGCTCGACGCCGCAGTCGATGCTTTGTCGAAGCCCGAGGAAACCCCATCAGCAGCCTTCTCTGCCCGCGCACCAGCGGCGGCCAGTTTGTCCAGATCGGTAGCGGCCTGCGCGGCATCGCCGGAATCAACCTTGATCCCGAGTTCTGCAATGGTCGTCATGAGCGCTCCGTTATTTCGATTCGCTCATCACGAGCAATGCTTCGACTTCCAGTGTGCGGAGGTCGAAAAAGATGCCAGGTAGTTCGTGCCGTTTGATGCCCACCATGTGCGCCGTGGCCGGGATGGCGGAGTAATCAAGGCCGGAAGCGCCGCCCGGCCCAGTCCGCCACTGAGTGGAGAGCGATTCGAACAGCCTGAAAGCCTTCCATGAACCAGGCCAGACCTCGACCTCTTCGACGGGAATGTCAGCCAGCGTCATTCCAAAAGCGGCGAGTTCCTGCTCCGACGGACCGGGCTCATACAGCGCCCGGGCCGCCGCCTTCAGTTTCCCAGGCGTGCAGGGTCGTAGGCCGACTGGTATGCGTCGATGACTGCCTGAGGCGCGCCAACGCAAGTGGTCACCAGCGCGGCAACGGCCTCGTCGGTGAACTTGTCGTCGAAGGACCAGCCGGTCACGAAGTCCTTGATCTGCTCGACCTGCAGCGCGATCTCGGACGCAGTCACTTCCTGCCAGGTGATGCCGTCGTCGGTGTGCTTGGAATTCAGCTCAGCACGCGCCTTATTCCAGCGCCCGAACATCTCGGCCAGCTCCGTGCGGTCCATGTATTTGAATTCGAAGTCCACCTTCACCGGAGCTTCGCCGATGCGGGGAATCATCACCGGCGCTTTGAACGTCGGGTTCTGGGCGATTTTGATCTTGGCCATGGGTTACGCCACCACCGCCGAGTAACGGGTTGGGCGACCAGCGAGCGAAACGCTGATGACGCGAGTCATGATGCTGCCCTTTGTGAGGGTGGGCGTCGATGTGATGGAAACGTAGGCGTTGTAGAGAATGCTGTCGCCATTCGGAAGATTCAAACGAAGAACTCGCGTCTGTTTGTCATCATCGGCAGCTTCGACCACTGGCACATACGGTTGCGCCGGATCATCGGCGACGGTTACCGCCATGCTGACAGGGCTCTTGGACGTAGGAAGTTGGTGGTCGTCATCCTCAGCCAAAAACCCAAATGTCGTGAACTGCTGATCGCCCCCGCTCGATGCCAGATCAGTGATCTGCGAGATCTCGACGAACGACGTGACCTCGCGCACCGAGCCAATGCCGGAACCAGCTGGATAAGGCTGCACATTGACGGTGTTGATCTTCTCCATCGCGAAAGTGCCACTCAGGCTGTTAGCGACGCGAGCAGCTCGATCATTCAGGCGAGTCCAGCCCGACGTTACGGCGATGATGTCACCGTCGCTAAGGCCGTGCGCAGCGGCAGTGGCAACAGCCGGATTTGCATTGCTCAGCGCAGTTACCGGGATTGCCGCGCCATATGCGGAGGCGATCTGAAGGGTTGCGCCGTTGGGGAGTCTGAAGCCCATGTTGGTTTTCCTCTGTGCAGAAATGACAAAACCCGCTCAATGGCGGGTTCTGGGTTTGCCCAATGGGCGAATTAGTTGGTGTCGGCGCGGTACTGAAACGAGGCAGAGACTGTCAGCGTGCTGTCACCGGTGATCAGCGGCCCAGGTTCGACCGGCGTGAGCACCAGCACCTCGAAAGCGTCTTGCTTGAGCCTGAGATAGGCCGGAAACAAAGCGGCAATGTCGTCGACAAGGCCCTCAGCTTCGCCAGTCCCATTGCCTGCTGGGGTGACAACGTTGACCTGAAACACGCCGGTATAGACGCGGTGATCACCCGACAAGGTGTCGGTACCGGTCCCGGCTGGAAGCATGAACGCCGCCAGATACGTCTCGTCTGTCTCTGGCGTGAAACTGACACCCTGGTAGGCGATCCTCAGGTTGCGCCCACCCGCCCACACCGTGAGTCTCTGCTCAAACAGTGAGCGGATTATTTTGTGGCTCATACCTGATGATTCCTGATGGCCGCCTCAACAATCTGCTGGAAGCGCGCCACGGTGATTCGAACCATACCGCCCGGTGCCTGGGTCGAATGCCCAAATTCCAGCGGGATGGCGTACGGCAGGCTGTTGGTGATGTAGGCGACGTCGCCGGCGTGGAATTCCAGCACACCGTTGACGATGCGCGCCGTGGACTTGCTGCCAGTCGGGTCGACCTCTTCTGTAGTCGTGCCATCTGGCGCGCCAATCCCGAACATCCAGTTGCCACGGAACCGGCCACCGACGTAATCCTGGCCAGCTACGAGTCCGTTGACGTTGAAGTTCTGGACACGCTCGGTCTTGGTCAACGGCTTGGCGTATTTCACGCCTCGCTTCAGCTTGCCGGACTTCGTGAAGTTCGACTCTGTCAGGTTGATGACCGTATTTCGCAGGGAAACCTTGAAGTCGTAGTCGTCGGCTGCGCGGGCGTTGGCATCGCGGAACGCCAGGTTGGCCGCCCATATTTCAGGATTGCCCACTGGAGACATCCGGATGACGCTGCTGCCGATCTCGATGATGATCTCGCGAAGACTGACATCGACCGCTTCCTTGGCCTGCTCGGCAAACCTGGCGAGGTCGAGGGCGAAGCTGCCGGACTGACCAGCACCTGCAAGACTCATGAGCGCACCTGCAGCTCGTAGAGCAGTGGTGTGCCTGCCGGGTTGATCTCTTTCAGCGGTGGAATGATCGACCAGGTGCGACCCTGGACCACCACTTTACTGAGCAGCGTCGGTGGCTCACTCAAGCCTCGAGCGGCAATCTTCAGCTTCTTGTCGCCTACCTTGATCAGGGTATTGGTCTGGAACTCCTGCCCAGTGAAGTCGAGCAGGATGCCTCGGGCGGTTCTCTCCGTGACCGTATCTAGTGATGTGGTGCCGGTCGCCGGGCTATAGCCGCCCTTGATTGCATCGCGGATGGTGACTGCCTGGCCGTATTCGGTAATCAGATCGAGGGCCATCACGGCCATTTCGTCGTAGAAGGCCATGGTGGCTCCAAGTCAATCAGGCGCGTACCGCAAACAGCCCGCGTCGTTGAAGATAGTCTGCAAACTGCGTAGCGCTGGGTCTATCCGGCGCAGCAGGCAGCAGTCGCTTGCTCGTATTGCTAATGGTCGCGTATTCACGCTCTACCGCGCCGTCGACCTTCTCCTTCGTGACAGCACCCTTGCGCTTGTCGATAGGATCAATGTCGTCGGCATGAATCTCTGCGGCCAGAGCCATCTGACCGTACTGAATGCGTGCCGGAAGGTACCGCTCCGGCTTGTTCTCGCCATCCAGGCGAATCTCTCGGCGAGGCCAGGAAAGTGCCTGATCGCCGGTTGATTTGCGTCCCTTCCAGGTCATGCCGTCCATCACCAAGGCGGCCCGGCGCAAAACAGCCTCTTGCGCAGCCTCGTCAGCCGGAATGGCCGTACCGAATTTCCCGGCATAGATCACCAGTTCAGCGGCAGTGGCGTAGCTTTCAGCGTCCGGTACGCCGGAGCCGTCCTCGATGATAAGCATGACTTATTCCTTGTTTTCGTTCAGGCGATCTGCTTCGGCCTTGGCCTGAGCTTCATCACCAGCAAAGTCGCTGAATCGTACACCGTCGCGGGTGATGATGATCCACTGGTTATCTGCTTCCAGCTTGGGGATGTAGACCGGTTCTTCCTTGGTGCCATCCTTCTGGGTGCCATTGGACTCAGGCTTGGTTGGGCCTTTGCCCGGCTTTGCAGGATTTTTGTCAGCGGCCTTGGCCTTGCCTTTCACCGGCGTCTTGCGTGTCTCGATCTCCACCTCAATCTCGACCGCTTTGTAGGCATCAACGATTTCCGGGTAATCGCCAACCACGGTGACCTTGGTCACGCCGCGCTCGACGTTCCTGAACAGATCCGGGTTGCGATAGCGCTTGTTGGGATCGAAGTCGCCGCGCTGGTTGCTGTAAACGAGTTCCATGATGTTCTCCCTGGCCGCCATTTCTGACCGCACCTGTCGGATGGCTTATGCAGCCGGAGTGAGTTCGATCATCACGCCTGCAGTGACCTTGTCGCTGGCAGAGTGCTTGACCCAGTTGGCGGACGAGCCGACAGCAGCGAGCGATGGATTCGCACCGCCGGCGGTTTCCTTCCAGCTGTAACCCAGAACATCGATGTTCACGACGCCTTCAGCGCGGTAGCCGATGCCGAGGTTTTCCTCATCGTTGACTTCATAGGAGCGGAAGCCAGGCGCCTGAGATTCAGTGATGGTCACGGCGCTTGGCAGCAGGCCGAAGATCACGTCAACCGGGGCGGTATCGGTAACCAGTACCGGCTTGCCCAAGGTGCCTGGCAGGCCGCCGTAGATCACGACGCCCGCCTCTTCGTACAGCTTGTTGGTGATGGCTTCGTCGACGATGTCGAAGTATGCCGACGAGTGCATGACCCACAGCGCGATACGGCCGAATTTGTCGCCGAACTTGCGCATGCCGCGAGTCAGCGTCTTCTTGCCGTCGGTCTCGATGCTGGCTTCAACGACCATTGCAGGGTTGGAGCCGATCGAAGCGCGCAGCGCGGCAGTTGCGTACTGCACGAAGCCTTCAAGGGTTGCGTCTGCAACGTCTTGGCCGATGATCTGGGAGAACTCGTCTACCGGGCGACCGCGACGCTTGAACGCCTCTTCGGTCGTCTGATACGGGCCGTACTTCCACGGAGCCTTGACGCCGACTGCCTCACCGGCGCCGATTTTCTTGGCGACGACTTTGGCTTCGGAGTTGACGTCACGGTGATCCAGCGAACCTGCCAGCTTGTAGAAGGCACGTTTGCGGAAGTCGCCTTCGATCAGCTCGTTGTCGAGGATGATTGCGCCGTTAGAGGACGCGTTGAAGATGTCCAGGTTGTCCTGAACACGCTCCAGGTATGCGGTCTGAGCCTCATCGTTGTAGATGATCAGATCGCTGTTCACAGTTGTTGCCATGGGTGAATCCCCTTACTTGGGCAAATTGAGGTATGCGGTTTGGCCGTGCTTGCGCTGGTAGTCGCGCTTTTGCGTGGCTGTCATTTCGGAGCGCTTCAGTGCAGCCTGGCCGCCACCCCCGCCCGGGGCATTCGTACCCGAGGCCCTTGGCCACAGGTGAGGAGCGCTTTCGCGCAAGGATTCCGCCCATTCGAGCGGGGTCAGAGGGGTCTTGCCGTCCTTGCCGAGGATGGTCTGACCAGACTCATCAACGGCGACCGCTTCGCCCTCCTCGTTCAGTGAGAACACGCCTTTGGCGCGCAGGATGATGTCGTCGGTTGCTTCAGGCAGCGCGCCGGCTTTGAGGGCTGCACCGCGCACCGAGTCGCCCAGGACCTTGCCCTGGAACTTGGCGGCGAATGTTTCAGCCTTCGTCGCGCGCTCGCTGATTGCCTTCAACTGCTTCTCATAGTCGCCTCGCAGACGCTCGGTGCGCTTGTTGAATACCTCGTCCACCTTGCCCTCTGTAAGCAGCTTGGTTTCCTCGTCCTGACCGGCGCGGCTCAGCAGCCCCTTTACGGCGTCGATGTCAATGCCTTCAAACTGGGTTTCAAACTGGGTCAGCTTGGTGGAGGTGTCTTTCAACTTCCCAAGCAGCTCGGTATTTTTGGTTTTCAGACCCGAAACGGATGCTTCAACGGCAGTCGCGATAGCGGCCTTGATTGCCGGGTTTTCCAGGTCGATTTCGTTTTCTTCTGCCACGGTGATGCACCCCTTGGGTATTGTAAGCCCGCTTTGCGGGCATAAAAAAACCCAGCGCATGGCTGGGTTCTGTTCGCAAAGTTTATGAAGCTAAATAAGGTACAGCTCGAAAACCTCACTATTGCCAGCTAATGATGTGCCCGTGTGGTCAGCCGCTTCGATAACTTTACGGGCAGATTTTTTTCGCGCAAGGCTCTCGATAGCAGGATCGGTAATCATGTCGTTGAAATGAGTAATCAGATCATTGTTTTGGAGAGATCCTTCGCTTCGAAGTCTCGTCGTTAGAGTTTTTATCTGCGTTTGAGCAGCTTTACTTGAGAGCGGGGTCTGCCTGTTGTCAACTGCCATGAGGAACAAGTCCTCAATTTTGCGGATGTCATTACTTCCTAATTTGCTCAACATTGCGGCCTTCCTGGACTGGTGGTTTTGCTCAGACTAGCAATCCAGCCTGCTCGAAAGCCAGCGGTTCAAGCGATTTCATCTGCTCAAGGGTCAGCGGTTTGAAGTTGCGATCGAGCTGGAGCTCCGCGAAGCGCTCTAGTGTCAGCCCGCCATCACGGAATAGCCTGCCACGAGTTGGGCCGAGTGCCTGATCCTGAAACGCTGCAGGTTGTAGCTTGAGCCAGTCGTAATAACTCAGATCGGCCGCCACCTGGCCTCCGCCGTTCGGCCCCACCGAGGCGCGGGTAGCATCCTTGCTGAGGAACTTGGTCCATTTGGTCACGGGCACGAAGGTCGTCCGGCACCTGATGTGAAACGGTGGGCGCGGCCCAGAATCGACTGGAAAGCGGCGCTTATCTAATGACCTGCAGGTCTGGGTTGTCTTGCTGTCGAGCGTGGCAACGATCTCAATCTCGGCGACAACATCAGGGTTGGCCTTGATGGTCTCCATCCGAGCCTGCGAGGCGACATGCTGCACAGCCGTATGCACGACCGCAATAGCATTGCGCTTGGTCGTCGCCAGTATCCCGTCGCTGTACCCAGTAGCCTTGGTACCGCGAATCTTGCGGATGACCTGAAAGTTCGTCTGCCCTTCGAAGAATCCTTGCCTGATTGCACCACTGACGCGCTCACGCTCGGTAGATGCCCAGTCCTTGATGAACGGCTCTAGCAGCTTGCCGCCGCCGTTGTCGCGCACGCTGAGCGGGTTGTTAAGCACAGCCGAGCGGATAGCGCGTGCTGGCGGGACCACTGCATCAAAGGTGACACCCACAGGCGCGGACCGGGATAGCGCCGTCGCTTCGAATTGAGCCTCGTAGTTGGCCAGGTCGATCAGATCAAGATTCAGCGTCGTGGTATAGCGGTCGAAAATGCCGAGTAGCAGGCTGTCGACCTCGTCGAGCAGTTGGTTCAGCCGCTTGATGTTGTACTCGCTCAGGTCGGCATTGGTGAGCTGCTCGCGCACCGCCCGGTCGATCTCCTTGAGGAAAGGAGCGAATTTCTCGACCTCTCCAGCTTTAAGTTGCTCCAGAAACACGGAGTGCCGAATCGTGGCATCAAGTACCGCTTGGTTGACGGCCATCGTTTAAGTCCTCGTCATCATCCAGGCCGAGGTTGTCGGTTTGTTCCTGGAGCTCTCCGTCTATCTGCTTGTCAGTGCGCTCCGGTGCGATCAGCCCCAACTTGCGCAGGTACCCGCGCAGATCGGCTTTGGCGAAACCGCCGCTCTGCCACAGCTGCACAAGCGCGGTGATCATCTGCGGGTCCGCGCTAAGCTCGACGAACTCTTGATTCACCAGATAAGCCGTCTTGCCGGTGACACCCAGGAACTGAGCGCACCAACCCAGCGCCCGGGTGTAGGCCTCGTTGACGTTGGATACGCAGATTGCGAGCACCGATGTGGACGCCGACTGATCGCCTCTCGACTCTGTAGCCGTCTTGGCCGTCATTGACGACACAACCATGCGCGCGCCCAGCTCGATCATCATCTGGTTCTTGTCGGCCATCGCCTCTTTCACCAGCGTGTTGGGCTGGGGTTGGGCAAAGGCAAAGGTTTCGCCAGCTGGCACGGGGATCGGAGCGCGAGAGCCTACGTAAACGCCCTCTTTGCGGGCCATCTCGAGCCATTGCTCGTCAACGCCGCTGATCCACGGCTGAGCCTGGCCACACCAGAACACGCTGTCCTCGTAGTCAGCGCTGTTCCGGTAATGCCCGAGGTTGATCATCGCGATGTCGTAAAGCGGCGATTCGTCAATGCTTGGGTCATTGTTCTGCGCGCCGATGAACGTGAAAGGGATCTCCTTGAGACGTCCGCCCTTCCCCTTTGGCATGTACTCCTCAACCACCTCAAGGGGCCCACCGCCCCGCGGGCCTTTACGACGCCAGACGCGACAAACGTACAGTCCAGCCTCGTCCAAGGCCAGCTCGCGAAACTGCTCCGTGCACTTCAGCCCAAACCCATCCGCCTCTTCATTCATCTCACGCAGCACAACCATGATCAGGACGTTGTGGCCGTCCACCATGCCGGTGCGCCAGTTGATGACGTCTTCAGCCGTGTAAGTGAGGATGACCGAATGCCCGCCGATACCGCTGTCTTCGTGAAAGTCCACGAACAGACCATGGCGACCGGCTTCCAAGACCTTCTCAAGCGAGCCTTGCGACTGCTGATAGATGCTCACGCCTGCGCCGTTGGCATTGTCCTGCAGGTATTCAAGGTTCTTGGGGACCGTCAGCGTGGGGTCTTTGTGGAACGCCAAACCAATCAGCCCGTTTCGGGTGTGACCGGTGGCGTTCTTGAACACCGCGCGCTCGCGGTACGCGTTGTTGCGTTCGTCGTTCTCTTCTGACTTGTCATGCCGGTTGATGTAAGGCAGGCGGTCAACAACACGGTGCTGGCCGGCACAGACGTCGCGCACAGTCAGCCAGCGATCCAAGGCCTCAATGTATTCGGGCCGCTTGAAGGAAACGTCGTTGTTCATCGGGCGTATCCCAAGTTTAGAGAGGTGACCGGTTTTATGATCGGGTACTCGCGGTGGATGAAATAACCGCCGCCATCGTTCGCGTGGTCATTGCCTTGTGATTTGTCGGGTTCACCGTTGGCCGCCCAGACCTGCTGCTCAAGGCCATCGGCATATGTCGGGCAGGTGAACGGGTTGACCAGGTATCGGCGCTCGCCCTGCGCGTTGCAAAACATCGCGTTCATGGCGTTGATTCGATCCTTCACCGGAGGGTTGGCCGCAGGTGCGATCACTGTGAAGCCTGCCTGCTTGAGCATGGCGATATCCGTGACGCTGGCATTGACTGATTTGCGCGAGTCGCCAGAGGCGTCTGGGTAAACCCTGACTTCGCAGGTCTTGATGTACTTGTCGCCATCGTGGCGCCAGTAGCGTTCCTTAATGCGTCGGATCATGTCGGGCGTGTCGTAGCCGTCCATGAACTCGTCCACGGCTCGGGGCAGGCCCTTGTCACGCTTCACATGCGTGATCGCTGCCATCTTGCCAACGTTGAAGTCCATGCCGATGAACAGAGGCTCACCAGCTTGCACCGTATCGAAACACTGGTTCAGCTTTCGGTCATAAGCGTGGTAGATCGACCCAGACGTCAGGTTGACGAATTGGCCGTTCAGGTACGCCCTGATCAGTTGCTCGGGGTATGACTCCATCAGCGACGGGATGTAGTCGTCCGGCAGGTTCAGCTCGTTGTCGAAGGTGCTGGCCTGGATGAGCCCATACATCTCCTTGAGCGCTGGCTTGTCGCGCAGCTGCTTCACGAACTGCAGGAAGACGAACTTGAAGCCTTCCGGTGTCGTGGTGACATCCACGCCATTCTTCAGCCCGGGCAGGTTGTAACGCATTCGCGCGATGATCTTGCGCCAGGCCTGCTGCGCCTTGATCGACGTCAGAACGTCCAGCTCATCGACTAGGGCGTGCCCTACCTTAAAGCCAACAATGGTCTGTGGTTTCTCCATTGAGCGACAGATCACGGTGCCGCGGTACTGCCGACCGCTATAGATGTGAACCTCATGGTTCGCCTGATTGATCTTTGTCTTCAGGCCCCACTCGTAGGCCACCTCCTCCATCGTTGGATAGAAGATGTCCCGGATCTGCGGGTAAGTCGGCGCGAAATAACCAGCGTTGACGCCAGGCCACTCCATGAAGTGCTTGCTCAGCGCCGAGCAGCCGACCCAGGTCTTTCCAGAGCCAAACCCGGCAACGAATGCGCGGAACTTGTGAGGCAACAGGAGGAATTTCGATTGCGGAACGTTAAGGCTCGGCATCAGGCTTCCTCGCGTCCACTACATCGACCTGGATGCGAGTCGGAATGGCTGGTTCGTCTCCCGCCTCATCCTTACGGTGGCGGTTGACGTACATATCGCCGGATTCTTTGGCAGCCTGCTCAAGGACCTGTAGGGCCAGCGCCAGGTTGCGCATACCCTCTGCCTTCTCAACGATCCTGCCGAGAGCACGCAGACGATAGGCTCGGTTGGCGATCGGAATCTCTGCGGTGTCTTCTCGGAAACGCTTGCGTGTGTCGTGAAACAGCGTCACCCATCTGGCCGCTAGGGTTGCTCCAGCTCGTTTGGTTGGGTCGTGCGACTCACACTGCTGGCGGGATATCTCAATGCTGAATTCTTGTTTGACCTGCTCTACAACTTGCGAGGGGGTGTCGAAGCAAGCCAACGCCTGAACGATGAAGCTCTTCACCTCATGCTTCAGGGCTGCCATAGGTTGGATTCCGTCTAATGCCTGTCAAATTTCAGGCCGACTTGAGCAGACAGGTTCCGCAGGCCCTCGATATATTCAATTTACCTACCTCAGCAGGCTTGTTTGCAGCGTCAACCAGCAGTTGCACGTCTGGGCTTGCCCCATAGCGACGGACCACACCAACGAACTCTTCGACGTCGTGGCCGCGCATCTCAAGCTTCGGTAATCCATCTTGCGTGAACTTGGGTGCGCCGTACTGATCGGTTGCCTGGGCGATGTGGTAGAGCTCATGCTCGACCAGTGCGCAGAACTCGGCATCGCTGCACTGTGAGCAGTAATCGGCGGCCAAGGTGATGATGTAGCTCGGTACGTAGCCGAACCAGTCACGCATCTGCTGTTCCATGCGGGCCTTCTGCCAACCACCGGCACGGAGCGCAACCTGTTCGGCCTGGCCCAGCACTGTGCGACCCTGCTTCGTGAAGGCAGACGAGGCCCACATGATGCAGATGTCAGCATCGATCAGATGGGCATGGTCTTCATTGTGAATGCTGCCGGTGTCGGCAAGGATCTCGCTCTGTATCCACCCCAATACGTCCGTTGCAGGTATGAGGCGCATGAACACATCCGGAAGGTCAGATCGCGTGAGCAACGCTACCGGGGGCGCAGGTCTTATCATCTGAGCTCCTACTTGATGATTTCTCGGCCGCACTATATATCTCCATGACGGCCATTACCCTGGAGTAGTCATGTCAACCAAAAACCCGTACGTACACTATTTCACCTCTGTGAAATCAAAGGCGAAAGCGCTTGAAAAGCTTGGCCTGACCGACGATGACATCTTGACTGACGAGCAGCAGAGAGCGCTCGATGAGTTCAAGGGCGCAGTGGAGCCATACCTCCTAGGTGGCGCGGACAACAAAGTGAACAAGAGAGGGCTTACCACTCTCACGCGAAATGGATTTCGTGCTCACGACATTAGCGGCCAACCGTCGAATGAAGATTCTGATGGCGCGTATCATACGGGCGCGACGATTCAGGTAGGCGACCTGACGGTTACGGTCGAGCAGGACGACTGCTGACCAGTTGCAAGCATCCCTGCCCGGTAGTCGCGTCCGATGGCCTCCTAGTAGGGTTGCTTGGTTGTCATAGAGAAATCTCAGGAAACGAAGGTGGTATTGAAATAATGGCTGGTTGCCGGTATTAACAGCGAATTACGAAACCCAAGGGATCACCGTGTGGAGCAGGGAACGAGTATTTTTGAGTTCGCTGGATTCGCGCTGCTTATGCTGTTAGTCGTCATTTTCAGCGTGCGCGGGGCTAACCGGTGGGAAGCCGGTATCAATTCAGACTTCCAAGCGGCGCTGAAAAGCCTGCATATCGTGAGCTATGAGCTGCTTGTGGATCGGACCGTATCCCCGAACTCGAACAGATATGCCGAGGTTTACCGGATACTGCGCGATCAGGACGACCGATACTTTCTGTACATGCTGCTCGATGATGCCAAGGGCGTGCTTAAGCCACTCACCAAAGAGCGAGCACTCATAGCCGCAAAGATGAGCGGGTATCAGAAAAATGGTTAGCCCTGCGGCACACCCTTAATCATCAGTATCCAGCAACACATCAATCAATTTCTGCTCACCCAGGCGCATCGCACCCAGGCACTGCAGGTCGTCACACTTCGGGCCGAGACCGAACACGGTCACCTCACCCTTCGGTCCGATCAGCGTCAATGCGCCTACCCTGCACTCGGGATGCTCACCGGCATCGAGGTCGTCCGCAATCTTGCGTAGGGTCTTTGCGGCATCGCGCCAGTCCTCGCGCTTGAACTCCACCACCTTCACGCTCATTGGAACGCCATCAAGTGCGTTTGGGAGTGGGCGTGCCCGTGCAAGGTGGAGACGACAAAGCCTTGAGGCAGCCCAGCAGCCTTGGCGCAATCAATGGCTTTGACGATGGCAGCATCCATATCAATGAGCGCTTTGCTGATCTCCGCGCTCAATGGAGCAGCATGGCGAATGTTTGTGACGTTGCTCATGCTTTACTCCACTGTGTGACGCGGCCAGGTTGAACGACGCCGCCGTTGTAGAAAACCCTGACTTGGCCGCGCAAGCGCCTGGTGTAAACCTCATCGCGGGCATTGCGCTTTACTCTCATGGGCTGAGGTACGAAGACCAAAATTCCGATGGCGGTATCGCACCAAAGAACGTGTTTGATCTCGTTGCCATTTACGAACACGGCTCTGCTACCACGTCCGTCACCGGCACTATGGAAGGTGTGATTGGGCATGGTCACTCCGCGCTACGAAATGGCAGTGTCTGAATCTGTGGCGCGTTACGGTGTCTGCCGCTCTACCGCCTCGTTGACCTTGTCTGCTGCCTTGCTCGCTGTCTCTGCCGCCTTGGTGGCCTTGCCGGCTGCATCCTCAACCTTCCCTGCTGCGTCGGTCGCGGTCTTCGCCAGCTTGTTCAGGCGCATGTCGCGCTGCACGGTGGCCTCGTCGTAACCCCGGCGCACTTCGGCGACCTGGGCGCTATACCAGCTTGCCAGCGACCATTGAGAAGCACCGAAGCCCAGCGCGAACGAGCCGGTTACCAGCAGCGAGGCAATCACCCACACTTCCACTCGACGCCACCAGCGCCGGGCGATGAAATCAATTGCGCATCTTTCCATCAGTTGAGCCCTCCCAACTTGGTACGCAGGCGGGCAATCTCTGCGCTCTGCGATGTGACCTTGTCAGTGAGTTGAGTGATCTGGCTGGTCAGGGCTTCGATCTTCCCTTCCATCCGGCCGACAGCGGCAGCCAGCTCGTTGCGCTCTTTGGCGAACTGGTCAGATCGGGCCTCGGCCTCTTTGCGAGCCAGGCGCTCAGAGTCGAGCAGTTCGTTGAGCCGTCGGACTGTGCCGATATCGGCATTGTCCATGGCGCGGTCGGTCGCATCCCGGGAGAGGAATTTCCTCAACCACAGGAAGCCACCCAAAAGGATTGTGCCCGTGCCGCCCAGCCAGGTAGCTGTGCCTGGGCCGAGGTCGGTTGGGTCCATTTTAACTCCGGGATAAAAAGCTCGGTTGCTTGCGAGAGAATTGGTCCATGCTATCGTCTTAATTCCCACAGACAGACGACGGACGGAACCATGGCAAACTTTGTTATTACGTTCAGATTCAGGGCCGACTCAACATATCAAAGCCGATATGATTCATTTGTGAAGAAAGTCGTCGAGATAGCAACAATACATCCTTGGGCGGAGACGTCTTCCTTCTATGCATTGGAAGCCAATGAAAGCGCCGATAGTCTCTGCAGTCGCCTGTACTTGGAAACTGATTTTGATGCGAGTAAGGATCTAATGCTCATCGTAGACACGAAGAATAGAGTGAAGGCTACAAAAGGCGAGGTCGAATACCCGTCCCTTCTGGAGAGAGGGGTCGGATTCTAAAGAGACATCTCTTTTTCTAGTTCCGAGACTCTACTCTCATGTCGAGCCAAGGACTCTTGGTTGAATTTTAGCGCCTCAGCTAACCGTCCTGTTTTGGCAGCTGCTTCAGCGTGCAGGACGGTAACTTCAGCGAGCTTCGCCTCTTGCGCAATGACCGACTCAACAGCTTGGCGGTATTCGCTTTTCATAGTGGCCTCCGAATAGTTGGCAAAAAAAACCCGCACAGTGCTACCTGGCGGGTTTAGATTTGGTTGTGCCGGACAGAGAGCACGGTGTTACCTGTTGAGCATCTTCAATAGCTGGCTATCGACGAACTCGAATGGTTAGGGCAGGCAGGTTGTTGACGTACAAGGCTGTTGATGCATTTGCCATGAAATTTACCACAGTTTTACACATAACTTTCTTCATACGCCTTCCTCCTTCGTGTCCGCATTGTTGTGTATTTGGTGTGTCGACTAAAGCTTGTAGGAACCACATTAAAACTACCCATACCAGCCCGCCATACATCAACAACTCGCCTGTGATCCCGCCGCTTACACCTAAATTGCAGCTTATCGCTCGATCATCACTCCTACACACGTAGAAATGACAGGATGGGTTAATAATGCGACATGGCGACATGATATTGCAAGCACTTTTGATGGGCTATTTCAGGCCGCCTCGTTTTCCAGCACTCCAGCCAGCTCAAGGAGGTGCTGAGCCTCTGTCAGCGCCTCGTTCACGATGCCTTCCAGTCCATCCCTGATTGCCTTGTTCCAGCGCTGGTAAGTGCGCTCGGTCAGGCCCTGGCTGTCCCAATTGGTCATGTCGTAGTTGGACGCGGCCAGCACGATCATTTCACCCGACCGAGTCTCAGCGATTGACCTGGCGTGGCGGTTGGCGCGCTCTGCTGCCTCCTGCGCTGCATTGTTGCGCCAGTCCCACTTACCGGCTCCCTCCTCATCGATGCGCGCCTCTGGCGCTGAAAATTCACGCACCTGGCGCTGGATGCCCTTCGACTGTTGCGGCACTGCCCAGACCAGAACCGCCTGCTGGGTGAACCGCTGAGGCACCGAACTCTTCACCACAGCAACCAGCCGGCCGATGGAATCGATCTTGCGCCCCTTGTGGGTGCTGTACTTGGCCACCAGTGCGTTCCACTGACGCGGGGTGAGCTGCGCATGCAACAGCTTGTGTACGATGCAGTCAGCCAGCAATGCGGCCTCCTTGCCGACGATCTCGCCCTTCTGCTTGGCGCATTGGACCTTGGGTTCAAAATCGCACGCACCCGCCGAGTTGATGGTTTCCGCGGCCAGAGCCCGGACCACTGCTGCTACAACGTTCCGATACATCATGCCGCTACTCCTTTCTTCAATTCTCTGGTCAGTGCCCGGTACTTGGCTGTCAGGGCTTTCAACTCTTCGATGGTGTACTTCTGGGGCTCATGAGGCCCTTCGAGCCATTCCACGTTGACGATGCCGATGCGGCGCACCAGCTCAGCCCGGTAATTCACCAGGTCGCCAGACTTGTGTGTGTTGCACGGCGCGCACTGTCGCCATACGTTGAGCGGTTCGAATCTGAGGGCCGGGTGACCACCGACGGACCGGTAGTGCCCGGCGTGCCACTGGCCGTTGTGATGCCGGCCGCAACTCACGCAAGGCAGCGAGGCATCGCGGTGACGAATCCACTCGTTGAACGCCTGCTGAGTGTCTTTCATGTGATCGCTGCGAGACTTCAGTTTCTCCTTGCGGGCTTTGAGCTCAGATCGCTCGCGCTGCGCAATAGCCTTACGCGCACGATCCTGATTCACCGGAGCGATGGCCAGGCCGCATGCCCAGCCACAGACTTTCTGACCGAGTTGAGCAGGCACAAACTGGATATCGCAGGCCGGATTGTCGCAGGCCCTCTTTTTGCGCTCTTTGATGGTCTTGAGCATCAGTAACGCCCTCCCCATCTGTCCGCCTCGGTCCAGCGGACGCCGCGCTCAGCGCCGAACGCGTGGATAACCTCGAACAGATCGCTGAACCACTTGGCCGACTGCTTGCGGGTCGAGGTGGCCATGACGACAAATCCGCCATCGAGCCCAGGTTCTGCGCGCTGCTTCTCGACCGAGGCGCTGAAAAGGCATTTCCAGTCCTCGTCGGTGAGCTTCTTGCCGTACCACTCGACCTGCTCGGATACGTCGCGGAGCATTGCCCACATCTTGCGGTTGAGAACGTCAGGACGTTTCTCATCCTTGATGACAACCACCTTCGGCTTAGTCAGGTCGATGGCGTGAAGTGCACCGTACAGGCGGTTGAGATCCCGAGTACTGCGAATGGCGAACTCAGTCATGGCGCGCCTCCAAGAACGAATACCCACCGCGCCCATTGGGCAGAACTGTTGTGGTGTTGAGCAGGGTTCGGAGTTGCTCCCAGGTGAGGATCATTGCGTCACCTTCACGCCAGCGGACTGAATAGCTTCGCGGCAATCTTTGATTGCGTGGAATGCTTCGCCGGGATTGTCGTACTGGTAGTGTTCAGGCAGATCAATCACCAGCGCCTCGCGGGAGGCCTGCCAGCCAGCTTCAAAATCAGAAAGGCTGACTCGCTCAAGCACCTGGCGAACGCGAGCCCCTTCACCGCCGCCGATCATGGCTGTCGCGATCCGGCTCTTGTGTGCCTCAAATGCTGCGAGCAGCTCACCACGCTTCTTGTCGTCGCTCATTGCCTCGCCCTCATCAATTCCAGTTCCTCAGCCTGCTGCTGAAGCAGCGCGAGGCGGTCGGCCAAATCATTGGCGGCCTTGATCTTCAATTCGTGCCTGCGCTTGGCCGAGGCCTTGCTCATTTCGCGCATGCTGTCTCTCACCGCCTGAAGCTTTTCGCGAACGTCAGGGGTCGGCTTGGCAACCTGGCCGGTGATCAAACCAGCAATGGCCCGGCCGTCCTGCGAGATGGGCACCACGTTCAGATCGGCCAGGTACAACTGCCCGCGCTCTTGCGGGATGCGCTGCATCTGCACGGCCTTGGTGATCGCCTCGACACGGCGATTGGCGTCGAAGCCGACGGAAACGTGCCAGTTGACGCCCTTCTGGTCGATGCGGGACTGGGTCACCAGTCGTTCGTAAGCGCTCATGAACGCCATGCGCGCGCCGATCTTGTCACCAGCATCAAGAACAGGCTTCGCGGCGGCCAGAGCGAGCTGGATCTCATCGGTGACCACCACCGTCTCGTACTCGTCGTTGGTGGTCATGGCGATGGCCCATGCCTCGTCCTTGCCCGGGCGGCCGTCGGAAGACTGGACGCGCTGAAGGATGTCGGCCATGGCCAACTTTCCCTTCACTTCGAAACGGCAGGCCTTCAGGGCGGCTTTGACGATCGGCACCGAATAAGCACAAAGGTCTTCGGCCATGATCGCTGCCGTGCCGGGATTCATTTCCTGACCCATGGCTTCAGCGGTTGCGCAGATGGCGGCCGCCAGTCCTGCGACCTGCTGATCGTTCATTTCAGAGGTATTCATTGCGGTCACCTGCTTGGCGTTTGGCCAGAACCATCTGGGCGGCCTGCTCCGCTGCGGATAGATTCGCCTCGGTCCTTTCCATCTGGCGGGCAGTCGTGCCGTTGACGCGCTGACCGGTTACCCACTGGGTGTGATAACTCTCTGCGTTTGCCAGCAGCTCGTTGAGGCTGTGGCATTTGCGCAGAACGGCGGCATCGCTGGTCTTCAGGAAGTGGGCAGCGACGTGGTGAGCGACATCAGCGCCGAGACGGTCGACCAGTTGGCCGAGCTGGCCGCCGACTTTGGCATTCCAAACCGGCCAGGCGCTGTAACGCTTGCGGTAGGCCATGGCGTAGTTCGCCCAGACCTTGAAGGTTTTGCAGGTTCGATCTTTCGGCCCAGGCATATCGGCGGGAATCTCAACTCGTGGCGGCTGGAATGGCACGACCTGCCCCGTCACGACCTCAGCGGAAGCCTGGGGCGTAATTGGTTCAATGACCGGTTCTATGACTGGTTCAGAAGAGTGACTGATTCTGGGTGCAGCTCCTGCACTACCCCTGGTGCAGGAGGTGCACCACCATCAAGGGTCAGGAAGTAGACGTTTGAAGAATTACCCTTCGGTCCACCCTTACGGATTTCCTTGCGCAACAGCCCCGCCTCACACAGAGCAGTGATGTGATTCATGACAGAGCGCTTGCTGATCTCACACTGGTCAGCGATGTGCTGGTAAGACGGCCAGCACTCGCCTATGTCGCTGGCGTTGTCGGCAAGTTTGATCAGTACCAGCTTACGTAATGGGTTGCCCACGCGAAGCTTCATCGCGGTGACCATGAGTGTCATGCTCATGCTGCACCTCCAGAGGAAGCGCGGAAATCAATCGTCTGCACGCCTTTCCAGCTGTTGCAGGACATGCAGAGGGTTTGAAGGTTCACCATCGAAGCTTCGCCGCCCCGGCTTTCAGGAATAACGTGGTCGGCCCTCAGGCGAAAACGCGCCGCGCAGCCGCAGCGCAAGCACACATAACCATCACGCTCGAAGACCTGCGCACGCAGACCGGAAGGAATAGGCTTCTTTTTTATCCTACGCCGAGGCGGAAGAACTGCAGGTTGATAAGCGGTGGCGTAGCCCATGCGATTCGGGTTCCACTCACAGCCTTTTTCGGTGAGCCGAAAGCATTCGGTGCGTAGCTCAATCAAACCGGCCTCTTCCAGAGCCTTCAGCATGCGGTAAGCGGTATCAGGCTTGTCAGTGAGTAGCGGAAGCTCCTCGATGATCTTCGCTTTGCTCAGCGCGAAGAAAATCCCGCCATCGGTCTTGATTGGCTTGGTCCAGCTGGGACAGCCGTAGACGAAGGCAAACAGCAGGGCCTGCTGAGAATTCAGCCCCCACTCCAACGCCTTCACCTGGTTTATCGTGACGGTGTACTGCATATCAGGACTTCCCGACCTTTTTGGTCCGGCTCATCAGGCAGCCTTCAGAGATTCGCGAAGCACCTGCAGCGCGTCAATCGCTTCTTGAATGGCCTTGTCGCCCTGCACCTTCTCGTGCTGGCTGATGTGGTTGTCGACGGTGGCGTCATAGATCAGGCGCTTTACGTCCCCCGACTCGGCGGCGAGATGTGCCAAGGCCGCAAGCAGTGGTTTCGGCGCTGGCCTCAGGCGTGCAATGACATCGCAACCGAACTCGTCAGCAAGGGCCTTCAGCGGCCGCAAATCATTCGTGTGCAGCAGAATCCCGAACAGGTGCTCGATCGTCAGGTGATGAGCATCGTTGTCTGGGTTGGCGCGCTGGAGCAGGCTCACGTGCGCAACTCCCATTTTCGCTGCCAGGCTCTTGGCTTCGTTTTCAAGCACTGCGCTCTGGCAGGACCGCAAGAAATTTTCCATTCGTAAAACCTCAGATTTGTTTCAGTGGTGGCGAACTCCGTGGTGCAGCAGAATCCGACTCGCGCTCTGGTCACGGCTTAGCCGGCGGTTGACTTGGTTTACGCGGCTGATTTTCTAGGCTGAACAGCACAGAGCTGGCGGGCAGTTACTTGTCCGCCAGTGAGCTCTTCAGCCAAAAATGCTTTGTTCGCACCCATGGCGTGCGTGCCGTTGAACCAATAGGAAACGGCGGCCTGGGATACGCCCAGTGCGGCGGCGGTCTTTGCTTGCCCGCCAAAGAACTCGACGAGCTTTTCAATGGGGGTCATAAAGCCAACTCCTGATAAGCGTGCTTATATCGTATTGATAAGAAGGCTTATTTGCAAGCATATAAGGGACCTTATAAGTTGCTCTGCATGACTACACTTGCCCAAAGACTGAAACTCGCTCGAGCGCACGCCAAGATCACCCAGCGAAAGCTGGCGGAGCTCGCGGGCGTAGAGCAGCCCGCTATATCTCAAATGGAAAGCGGAAAGACGCTCAAGTCGGCGCATCTCGTCGCGCTGGCCAAGGCTTGCGGCGTGAATGCTGACTGGCTTGCCACCGGTACTGGTCAAATGGCCAGCGAGCCGTCAAACGTTGAGATGGTCGAACAGCCCTCGCGAATGTATCGCTACCCTGTAGTGAGCTGGGTCGCGGCTGGCGAGTGGTCAGAAGCGGTTGAGCCTTATGCACCAGGTGCTGCTGATGAGTACGACGTGTCTGACTACAAAGCCAAGGGCCCGGCGTTTTGGCTGGTGGTTAAAGGGGACTCGATGACGGCACCTACTGCCCCTTCGATTCCAGAGGGCTCACAGATACTCGTCGACACCCGGGCAGAAGTACTCCCAGGCAAGCTGGTGATCGCGAAGCTGGCCGGCAGCAACGAGGCAACGTTCAAAAAGCTGGTGGAGGACGGCGGCGTCAGATACCTAAAGCCGCTGAACTCGGCCTATCCGACCGTGGAGTGCACCGAAGACTGCAGGATCATTGGTGTGGTGGTCAGGTCGCTGACGAAGTTTGCGTGATCGGCCGGGTCATCTGCCCCGTCATTATGGAATGTGAGATGAATGTCTTTAGAGTCGCGATATTGGTAGTCGCTCCACTAATTTTCTTAGTTCAAGGTACGCTAATTATTCCTATAAACAGGGTAATTCAATAAGGAGTTTTTATGAAAGGTTCTGTGACGTTGGGTCTTATAGTCGCCGCGCTGTTTTCCTCAGTCTCTCAAGCCGCTGACGTCAAGTCATGCAGCGATCTGTCCGGGCGGTGGGAGACAACCGCCGGCGATCAGCATCTCGTGTTGAACATATCCCCATCAGCAGAGGCCTGTGGGACGAACTGTGTGACGTTGGAGTTAAAATACAACCTTGATGAGACTCGTGTTAACAAAGCCTACTGTCACGAAGGCGTTGAGGGCATCAAAGGCCAAGGGCCAATGGTCATCTCCTTCGAGGGAGCCTACGGTGGGCATTCCATCGGGACATACAATCGACAGTTGGACGTGCTGTGGGCCGGCGTAATACCTAAAGACAGCAAAGGGAACTGGGAAACAAAAATGGACAATTACTGGTTCAAGCGAGTGGGCAACTAAGGAGCTTGCTGCTTATAAAGCGTGTCCACGCCAGCCTCAACCCGTTTAAAAATCGCCCAACATCGCTGTCGCATACCTATAGGGAGGTCCTTAGGCGTGATCATCCTGCGGGAGACGACTTCCGCCGGATCATCAGTAATCCGCCCAGCGGGGTGGCGGTGGGCTGCAGTCTTTGATACTGCGAACCCATCAGACGTCTAGCAATGTGCGGCACCATCAGGCCGACAAAACCTATGGTGCTGCTCTTCCGCCTCGTTGTTCGTGTCGAATACCCGGATCGTCATTGACGCGTCAGGTGCGATCACGCAAACGCACTTCATCGGCAAACACGCTGCCTCTATGCAAGGCCTCAGGTTCGTTTGGGAATTCATTCGGTCCATCCTGGTTGCAAGCCAAGAGAATTCCTTAAGCATGCGGTTCGCGCCGTGTAGTCTGGATATTGAATAACCCTGGCCTTGTGCCTAATTCACCTCCCGCCCCCTTCTGCTTCTGCGCGCAGATGGAGCCGGACCTGAGTAAGTTCCTTTAAGCTTTGCGCCCCTTCTCATGCCGATTAGACACCAAATGGCGATTCTTCAGATCTTCCTTCAGCTCCATCACCAGCGCCGCTATAGCGCGAGCCGAAACCAGCCCTGAAACGTCGATCCCCGTGACCGTGAGCTCTTCCCTGTTGGTATTCTGGTCGAATATCTGAACAGTCATCGAGCCGTCTGGCGCGATCGTGCAGACGCATCGCATGGGCAGAAATGCAGTCTCAACGATGTGTCTCAACTCCAAACTCGAAATCATACCGCCACCTCCTTTTCGGGTATCAGGGCATTGTAATTTTTAGGCCCGTGCGAATTCAGCCGGTTCCAAAAATTTGCGTCCCCAGATCGTTCTTCCCGTCTTCGATCTGAGCTGGACTACCACTGAGGGGGATATTAGCCCCACCGGGGCTTTCTGCTCTTGCTCATCTGACGGTTAGTCGCGACCTGCCGCAGCTTCATCTCCGCCTTCAGCTCATGTATCAGGTCGACAACCGCGCGCATTGACGTCAGAGGCGCCGTGTCGACACCGATGACGGTGAACTCCTCATCCGCCGATTGCTCGTCGAGTATCTGCAGCGTCATTGTGTGATACGGCGAAATCGTGCAGACGCATTTCATCGGGAAAAAAGCAGACTCAACGATATGCTTCAGATCCAGATTGGAAATCATGCCGCCCCCTCCTTAGGTATCGGGAAACCTGAAAGTCTAGCCAAAGCTGATTTGTAGGCTCCCCAAAATCCACATTCTTGCGCAAACACGATTCGACCTTGCCCGCCACTGAGCGGGATTTTTATGAACTCAAAAATAATATAAGCAGGCTTATTGACTATGAAGATAAGCAAGCTTATATTTTACCCATCGAGACGCGACACAGCCCCTCAACAGGCCCAGCGGATCGAACCGCTCTTTAGATGCACCGCAACAAACCTGCCGGATAACCACCGGCCCAGATTCAAAGGCAGCGATGAGTCGGCCTCGACGGCTCAGATGGGTGGCCACTACCCAAGGCGCGCAGCGTAAAGCGATCAAAAATAGTGTTCTGGCGGAGTGAATCGCGGCCAGTGAGAAAGATTTCCAAGCCGGCTTGAGGGTAATAGTCGGGGGCGGGCCAGATGTATTGGCGGGAAATTCCCTACCAAATGGGAGATTGCGGTTACGCCGAACACCGCAGATTTCACTGGCAGCCCTTCTCACGAGGGGCTGACGGGAAATCAAACGCCCGGAGGGCAAAGCAATGTTCAACATGGCAACCATGGCGGCTGATGAGTGCCGCGCTAATTATCAGGAACGAACCTGGCGCCGCTGGGCTGACAAAGCAGGTCAGCTCCTCGGCCGATACGTTGCAGACGGCTCCGATGACGAAGACTTCCTGCACGACCTGTATCTCGATGGCGCCTCGCCTGACGAGGCTGTGACCGAGATGCACGCTCAGCAATCCACAGCATGAAGATTTCACTGGCTGGCCTTGGAGACAGGGCCAGACGGGAAATCAACCGGAGGGCACGAACGTGCAAACAAGACGGTATTTACTGACTCACGATTGTCCGCATTGCGGTGCGAAAGATGCGCCAGACGAATGGGGTGGCGCACGCATGAGTAGTTCGGCGTGGGGCCACAGCTTCAGTTGCTGCAGTGACGAATGCGGATTTGCATTGGCGAAGACGGTCATTCCAGACCAGGAAACAAAGGCCGGACGGAAAAGACTCAAAGCGCTTTGGGAAAAGCTGGCCGGCCAAGCTGAACATCGGCTATCTGGCGAGCCATACCAGGGCTACCCGTGGCGGTGACCACAAGAACAACCAGCGCCAGCGTCAGCCTGACGAAAACTGCCCGATCCCTGTCATAGCGCCAGGCTGCATCGGAGTGTGATCTGCATATTCAGTAGCGAGGCATCGTGAATGGGTATGAGCCGGGTAGCTTAAAAGTAAAGCCCAGTGCACGGGAGTTGAGGGTGCAAGACCCTTCTCGGCGCTCAGATCACACCCCGATGCGGATGAGTACACACCGCGAAAGCGGCCCCCTGCATCACCGCAACAAATGCAGAAGCGGCGTGGAAAGCAGACACGCAGCGCGACAATGCTCCGAGCGCACCTGAACGACCGGAGTCATGGTATCCGCGCTTATGGATGGCGGACTAAGAGAGAGAGGCGGGTAATCGGGGCCATGACCGACCGCAGAGAGAAAGGCTTTGTCGGCCTTTGAGGATAGTCAGGTTAGCGGCTGACCTTCTGCATCAAATCGTCCAGTTCGCCGGCGAAAGCCAATAGAGCGCTGGAGCCGGACAGCGTAACCGGCAACCCCTCCCACACCCCGAACCTCTCCGACTGAACCCTCTCCGGTGCCTGTATGGCCTCTATCCGTTCTTGAGTGTTCAGTCGAAGGGGTTCACCAACGCCATGCGCCTCGGAGGCGAACATGCATAACTGCACTGAGACACAAGCTGTGTGCCGCGGTTGCGGCTTGAAGCTTCGCGGATCGCCATCTTGGAAAGGCGGCCTCGCGTATCACCCTAATCCAGGCGGAATTGTGCGCACCTGCCACTACGGCGGCTGGGTCTGCTCACGCCGCTGCGATATCAATGCGTGCGTCGAACTGGAAGGCACCATGCCTGGCTGCGGGTCCACAACCAGCTACCAGCGCTTGTCGATCTACGCGAAAGAAAGCATTCAACGCCACTGGCCGGAGGCGGCATGAGCCACGAAGACTTGTTTGCCTTTCCTACTCCGGCCAGTGAGTACGGAGGCCACGGTACGGCCTTTGGCATGACCCTACGCGACTACTTTGCGGCTAAGGCGCTGCAAGGGACCATGTCCAGCCCACAGATCAAAGGTAACTCCGACCTTGATAGCTGGAGGCCTGAAGACTTTGCTGATTTCGCCTACAGGATCGCGGACGCCATGCTCGCTGCCCGCACCGCATAACCCAGCCCCTGGAGACGACCATGAACTCAGCAGCAAAGGTGTTACCTCTGACGGGCGCGCCAGTAAAACAACTGACTCCCGCCGAACGACTTTGGGTTGCCAACAGTGCGCACGCTCTGGTCCACGGCGACGACATCAAGTTCAAACGCCGCCTGCAGGAGCCCCAAGGCGTCACGTTCGAACGCTTCCTGATCGCGGTCGACGAGTTCGCCATGGAGAAGCTCGGCGCATCTGGTGCGAGCCAGTCAGCGCTGGGGCGACTGGTGTACATGGCAAAGTTTGGTTCACCCGCCTGTGCCAGAGAGGCCGCAGACGCCGTGTTGAACTGCCCCAACCCTAAAGACGCCCTGTTCGAAATCGCAGAGGAACTTTTGCGGCCTTTGGCAGCAGACGGCGTGATCGCCCAGCGCGAGGATGAAGAACTGTGAGCCCGCACATCCTGATCGACGAGGCGCTCGAAACCCTCAAGCACCCATCCAGCACACGCGGCGAGGTTGTTCTCGTCCAGCGCATGATCACGAAGATGATGACCGACGAGCTCATCACCGTTGAAGAGTTTTCCCACTACTGCAATCGCCTGCTGAGGCACTGCCAACAGCGCAAGGAGGCGGCATGAGCCAGCCAATCGTAAAATCTCTCATCGATGAGCAACTTGACGAGGTGAAAGCCCGCGCTCAAGTCCGCGGAACGGTCACCTACCCCGTCGGCATGCGAGTCGCAGACCTGCCCTACCCGATAAAAGCTGACTGGCTCAAACGTCGGCCGGTGGGTGCCCGGTCATGACACGCAAGCAGCGCCAGCTGCGAATCTACACCTGGCGAGGCTCATTCGTAGTCCTGACCCTTGTGACTGCCTGGATGCTCGCCAGCGCCTACGCCTCGCACATCACGCAGTAACCCCTTCCCTGTTCAATCGCAGCGCCCCGGCAACGGCATGGCGCAAGGAGCAACCATGTCTGAAGCACAGCAAGTCATCACCATCGACGACATCAGCGCCGACAACGCACCGGCCATTTACGTGACTGGCGGTTTAAACCAGTTTCTTCAGGCTGTAACCGCCGAGGTCACCGCCGAAGTGCCGGACCTGACCACCCGCAAAGGTCGTGACCGCATCGCCTCGCTGGCAGCCAAGGTCAGCAAGTCGAAAACCGCCGTCGAGAAGCCGGGCCGCGATTACCTGAAGCGCCTGAAGGAAATGCCAAAGGTCGTCGAAACCGAGCTGCGTGAGTTCGTCATCAAGATGGATGCGCTGCGTGACGCTACTCGCAAGCCCCTGACCGACTGGGAGGAAGCGAACGACAAGCGGATCGATGCCCACAACGACGGAATCCAGCGCATCAAGGGCATGGCGGTGTTCGCCGAGACGCCCAGCGCTGCAAATGTCGCGCAGATCATCGCCGATCTGGAGCTGGTGGAAATCAACGACAGTTGGGAAGAGTTTCTGGCGGAAGCGGCCCAGGCAAAAGATCGTTCACTGGCAACCCTGCGTACCCTTCTGGCCGATCGCACCAAGCACGAAGCAGAGCTGGCAGCCATCGCCCAATTCAACGCAGAGCAGGCGAAGCGCGAGCAGGAAAAGCGTGACGCCGAGATTGCCCGCCAGGCCGTTGAGCGTGCCCAGCGTGAAGCCGAGCAAAAAGCCCAGGCCGAGCGCGAAGCCGCTGCACGCCGTGAGCAGGAATTGAAAGATCAGGCCGAAGCCCAAAAGCGCGCCGCCGATCAGAAACTCCGCGATGCTGAGGCAGAAGCCGAGCGCCAGCGCTTGCAGATCAAGCTGCAAGAGGAGCAGGCCGAACGCCAGAAGCTTCAGGCCGAGCAGGATCGCATCGCAGGTATTCAGCGCGCCGAGCAGGAGCGCGTCGCTGCCGAGCTGCGCCAGGCCGAGGCTGTAGAGCGTGCACGACTGGCCGAGGTAAAGCGGCAGGAAGATGCCAAGGCCGAAGAGCTGCGCCAGCAGAAGGCCCGCGAAGACGACAAGGCGCACAAAGCCTCGATCAACCGCGCGGCTCTGGAAGCATTCATTGCCGGCGGCATGCCAGAAGACTGCGCACGCCAAGCGGTCACCCTGATCGCTCAGCGCAAAATTCCAGCGGTATCCATTCAATACTGAGGTCGATATGAGCACATCAGCCCTGGCCGAGCGCAACGATGCTCGGCAGGTCGCCAGCCCGGCGACCACCAACGAATCAACCGCGATGCTGACAATGATCCAGCGCGCCGCGACCGACCCGGCATTCGATGCAGACAAGATGCAGAAGATGATGGAAATGTACGAGCGCCACACGGATCGGACCGCCGCCGCAGCCTTCAATGCTGCGATGGTGCGAGCGCAATCAGAAATTGGCCCTGTATTCCGGGATAAGTTCAACGCTCAGACGAACAGCTCTTACGCCGCGCTTGAGTCGATTGATCGAAAAATTTCCCCGGTTTACACGCTTCACGGCTTCTCGCTTTCGTTCGGCACTGGCGACAGTCCTTTAGTTGGCCATATCCGCACAGTCTGCGACTGCATGCATGAGGCGGGCCACACGAAGACCTACCACGTCGATCTTCCTATCGATGCTGCTGGCATCAAGGGAAGCGTGAATAAAACCGGCGTGCACGCCAGCGGCTCGACGTTCAGCTATGCCCGCCGCTACCTGACAATGATGATCTTCAACGTCGTTCTGACGAATGAAGACAACGACGGGAATGGCGACGGCGACCAGCCACCAAGCATCGGCGAGCTGATGAATGAGTGGATTCCAAAGGCTTACGCCGCCGAGAACACAGAGGCCTTGACCGCAGTTTGGCGGGCTGGCGTTCAATGCTCTCAGGCCCTCAAGGCAACCGACAGTAAAGCGGCGACCGAGCTCTATGAGGCTTTGAAGGTTGCCGTCACGAATCGCGGGCAGCAGTTCAGCGCCACCCCTCAAGCAGGAGCAGCAGCATGATCATCGTAAATTGCACCCAGGGATCGCCGGAGTGGCTGCAAGGCCGCGCCGGTGTCATCACTGCAAGCATGTTCAGCACGGCGCGCGCCAAAGTGAACGGGCTGAACGCCCAGCAGAAAAAGTATGTCGACGCCATCCTGTCAGGTCGAAGCGAAGCGAAAGCAATCGAACTGGCTGGCTACAAGGCCGGGCCGAAGGCAGAAGTTGTGCAGCGTGCCTTAGATGGCGAAACGGTTGGCGAGCCATCCGGTGCTGCGCTGACCTACGCTTTTGAGCTGGCAGTTGAACGGATCGGCGGCGCGCCGCTGGATGGCGGCTTCGAAACGTGGCAAATGCGCCGAGGCCATGAGCTTGAGCCTGAAGCGCGGATGGAGCATGAAATCCAGACAGGCCTCATCGTCCAGCAGGTCGGCCTTGTTAAGACGGACGACGGCGCGTTCGGCGCCAGCGCCGACGGCTTCATCGGCGAGGATGGCGGCTCGGAATACAAATGCTTCCTGGCGCCCGACAAGCTCCGCACATTCCACATTGATAACGACGCCAGCGAAGTGATTGACCAGGTGCAGGGTTGCATGTGGATCACTGGTCGAAAGTGGTGGCACATCGGGATGTACTGCCCTCTCCTGCGCCCGGTTGGCCGCCAGCTCTGGTGGAAAGAATTCAAGCGCGAAGATGACTACATCGAAAAGCTTGAAGAAGACTTGTGGGAGTTCAAGCTGCTGGTTGATGGCTACGAGAGGCAGCTGAGGAGTAAGGCAGCATGATGACTACCGAACTGAGCGCCATCCAGCGCAACAGCGTCGAATCCGCGCGCCTGGCTGCGGCCATCGCCGAGTTCGAGCGGAAAGACGGCAAGATTCAGCAGGTGGGCGTATTCAAGCCAGAGCCACCGCCAAAGCGCAGGGACTGGATCGATCCTGCCACGGTGCTGAACCGCAAGCCCCCTGCCATGAGTCGCCGCGAAAGGAACACACTGCGCAAAATGGCGGCCGAGCTATGAAGCGCCGCAAGCAAAACAACTGCTTCGCCCGCGCCGAACGCAGTTGCCGCGCCCTGCTCAGCACTAATCATGTCGCCGTGGTTAACGTAGACCCCAGTGGTTTGCAGGTCATGGTGAACTGGAAGAGCCACAAGCAGATCCGCACCCTGGCCATCGCGAACGCCCTCTTCGACTTCTCATACCGATGGACGATCTACATCAGCGCCATGTGTCGAGACGAGCGCGGTGCTGAGTATGTGAAGTCCGTTGAGATATCGCCCAAGGGCCTGCACAAGGTCGATCGACTCACTGATGCCATCGAGCATTACTACCTGGAGCTACGCGGCACCTGTAACCAGAACCATCTTGTGGCCTCTGGCTGGATTGCGATCCCCGCGGAGGTTTCGCTCGACGAGGCGCAGGCCGCGAAGCTGTTCTATGCGGCCGGGGCCTGGCATCAGGTTAAGGCGGCATGAAGCGCCTGCAAAGCCGCGTCCGCCACGGCAGACGCCAGCAACACATTCACTTGCCGCCCAGCGGCTACACGGAGCTGATAAATGGCCCTGACCCAGAAACAGCGGGACGAGAGGACGGCGCTCAAGCGGCAGAAGGCCGAGGAGGAGGAGTTGCGGCTCAGGGTGCGCCCCGGCACGAAACAGGCGCTGGGCGAGCTAATGGAGTGGGCGGACATCAAGGAACAGGGCGAGGCCATGACCTTGATGATTCACCATTTGCATGCGCTGGGACCGGGCGGCGCGCTGCCGATGCTTCAGGTTCCGCGCCACGAAATCACATTGTCGAATATCGTGGCGCTGGAGTTTCACCGCAAGAGCACGCTGATGGTTCAGAATGATCCGGGCGATGAAATCATTCCTCCGGATCAAACTCAACTGGGGCACCATGTTTGATAATTCCAAACCACTCAAACTGACCTATGGTTTTGAGTGCTATCCCCTCGATCTCATCCGCAACATCATCAAACTGCTCAACCGATGGGCATAGCTCAAAAGTGCAACAGCAGCTATTTGAGTCATAAAAAAGACTCTCTACTCGTCGTTGCAACCCTACTTTCGCAATTGCGACACAGAAGCTAAGCATCTCTGCGAGCTCATTCGCTTTTCCGTGCCTTGTGGAGATATCAATACCGTTAGCGGTCATTGAACCTACTGAAACTTCACCTGCATACATTGCTTTCTACCTCAGTATCTGTATCGGGCCCCATGCCAAAGATATTCTATAGCTCACCCCCAACCAATTTGCCACCACCGGACACGGAGGGCGGCGCGTGCCATGGAGAACACAATGCAAATTCAACGTGAAGGGCGCGTCAGCTTTGGCGAAGCCCGGCTGGCCGTTTGGGAAGAAAGCATTCCCCGCGAATGGGACGCCAGGGTTATCTGGGAGCGCAAATTCAAAGGCGAAGTGTTCAAGCGCATTATCCAGACGCTAAACCGGGTCGGCTGGACTGTTGGCGAGCAGAAACACATCTTCACGGACAACAACTCAAGGCATTGCGTTAAAGGTGACTTGCAGGCGGATCTCAAGATATCCGGACGCAGCATTGAGCTGGAGTTCTTCCAAAGTGTGAACACGCCAGATCGCCCTGACCACGGCGGGCGCTATCAGAGCGACAAAGAAAAGCACATGCCCTATCTGGCCCGCCTGGAGATGGAGCGTACACGCCGCCGAATCCGTGACTATTTGTGCAATGTTTTCAGCGATTACACGTTTGAGGGTTCTGGACTGAAATGCGGCTTGGGCGGCCTGACCAACGTCGAGTGGATCAATGCTGATTACGTGAGCAAGCGCCGCTTCGGTAAGCCAGATATACCGGCAGCCGACTACAACTCACGATCAGGCGACAATAAAACGATCCAGCATGGCGCCAAAGTGTGGACGACCGATCGCAAAGGTCGCTGGTTCCAAGGCACCGCGTTCGTCAACATCAATAACATGTGGTGGGTTGCTTACGGCAAGTACGGATATACCAACAAGGCTTGCTTCGATTTGTTCGTGGATCGACCGGCTGATCTGCGGGCTAAACAGAATGCGCGAGCGCGCCGCCAACGTCTGGAGGATATGCTGGCGAGAGCAGTCGCTGGAATGAACTACCAGCGCGCCGAAACACTTCGAAAAGTTTTATTCCCGAACCCTGAGCCGCTTTTCATGATTTTCAGTGAGAAGGACGAGCTCTATTTCAGGCCCAACTACAGCGGCTACACGAAGGATACCGTTCGTGCGGGCAAGTACACCCGAGCAGAGCTGAAGCCTTATTTGGGCGACGCCGATGCAAAAGACCATTTGCGCGCCATTCCGGTTAGCCAAGCTGCCTAGAACCACCCTCACCTATTGCGCTGAACGCCTCGGCAGGCGCATGCCTGGAATTCGATATGAGCCAGCTCCACCAGATACTGGTAGGCGACTGCATCGACATGATGCGCACGCTGCCAGATGAAAGCGTGCACACCTGTGTCACCGGCCCCCCTCGTTGCGAATTAGCGCAGCCGAGTGGTTTGATCAGAACTCAAACCTACATGCGGAACTGGCTGACAAGCCTATTCAGTTCGACAGCAAGCTTGGTCAATTCAGATGTAGCGATTGCAGTCTGACTTGACCCATCGGAGGCTTGGTTGGAGAGGTCGCGAATGCTTACCAAGCTGCGATCTACCTCTCTGGCAACTTGGGCCTGCTCCTCCGAGGCCGTTGCAATCAGCACATTTCGCTCTGTGATATTGTCGATGGACTCGGTGATTTCCACTAACGCAGATCCGGCACCATGAGCGGTATCGAGGGTTTTTTGAGCTTGAGCGTTGGTGTGGCTCATCGCAGACACAGCAGCTCCTGTACCCTTCTGTATCGAGCTGATCATCTGTTCAATCTCACTCGTCGACTGTTGGGTACGATGGGCCAGCGCTCTCACCTCATCCGCCACCACTGCAAATCCCCGGCCAGCCTCACCCGCTCGAGCAGCTTCGATTGCAGCGTTGAGGGCAAGGAGATTGGTTTGCTCAGCGATCGCGCGAATAACGTCCAGGACTTTACTGATATCAGTCGCCATAACTGCAAGCCCTTGCACTTCCTGAGTGGCGACTTCGACGCTACCAACCATCAAACTGATAGCCTCGACGGTTTGATCTACACGTGCGCGTCCGGATACTGCTGAAGAATTTGAACGGGTCGCAGCCTCAGATGCTGCCGAAGCATTTCGAGCGACTTCCTCTACGGCGGCGCTCATTTCGGTAACAGCAGTGGCCGCCATCTCCACTTCATTGTTCTGCCGCTGCATCCCTTTGTTTGCGTCTTCGGTGACAGCGTGCATTTCCTCCGCAGTTGAAGCCAACTGATTGGAAGAGTCAGAGATCGAGGAAAGCGTCGTACGTAATCCGCTTTGCATGGCTTTCAAGGCAATCATGAGCCGGGCGACCTCATCGTGTCCTTGAGGCTCAATGACTTCGGTCAGATCATTTTTCGCAATGCGTTCAGCAATAGTCAACGACTGGCTGACAGGGTGTGTGATGCTGCGGGTGTACATCAAAGCAAGAACGACTGCTGCGAGCGTGCTTGCTGCAATAAAGCCTCCGACAATGAGCTTCGTATCCTCATAGAGAGCCGTAGCTTCCTCGCCAGCCTTTCTGGCCTTGCCGTTGTTCAGCTCAATCAGGTTTTTTATGACGTGCTCTACAGCGTCAGCGGACTGCTTCATCGCTCCGCTGGATAGCTTCACGGCTTCGTCAATATTTGCTGCAGCGATAAGGGCCAAATATTGGTCCTGAAGAACTTGGTACTCAGAATAGGCCTTGGATAGCTCGCTGAAGAGTTGCTTGCCCTTTGGGGTCACAATAAGGGGCTGCAGTTTCGAAGTCAGATCCTGCACTGCCACTTTCGACTTTTTTACGTCCTCTAACGCAGCGGCTTGGCGGTCGTCAGGCTCAATAGGGTTGCGCAATCTGGCATTGCTTCCCCTGATACTGACAAATTCACGGTCCATCATGCCAAGCAAAGAGATGCTTGGAAGGACGTTCGTTTCGACGAATTTTTCAGCAGCATTCAAACTTGATGCCTGTCTGAGCGCAATAAGCCCCAATGCAAGAATCATCAGACAGAACAGTCCGAAGCAGAAAGCGGATCGAGGGGCAAGGTTAAGTTTGCGCAGCATCATATCGAGTACTCCATGTCATTTTCTCCTGTGTCGCCAAGCCAGCCATTAACACTACCGCCGTTCGTCGGGTTCAGACGCTAACCTCAGCAAACGAGGGGTTTAGGCACTTTAGGTTCTTGTAACGGTATGTTTCCTCTATTCAAAAAGCTCTGAATTCACGCGTTCGCCTCCTAGGTAGACGCATTGACCCAATGCATTTTTTTAATCATTGGATGCAGTAATCCGAATCCCCCTAACACCACTTCAACGACTCACGCCACCCCGGCGAGGATGAACTATGTCCGCGGAACAGAAGAAACACCCATTCGATTTCAAAACCCAGTACGGCCTTGGCTTCAATCCGCAAGACGATGAGATCGTTGTGGACTTCTTCTGCGGTGGCGGCGGCGCCGGTACCGGGCTGGAAATGGGCCTTGGGCGCACCGTCAGCGTGGCCAAGAATCACAGCCCGGCAGCGATCAGCATGCACACCGTGAATCACCCAGGTGCGAAACACTTCACAACTGATGTATTCGACGGCGATCCGGATACCGAATGCGGTGGCAAGGCCGTGGGCTGGTTCCACATGAGCCCGGATTGCACCCACCACAGCCAGGCCGCTGGCGGGCAGCCGCGCAAGCGCGAGATCCGCAACCTGTCTTGGATCGGCTTGAAGTGGGCAGGCAAGAAGAAACCCCGCGTCATCAGCCTGGAGAACGTGAAGCAGATCCTGCAATGGGGGCCGTTGGTGGCAAAGCGTTGCAAGTCGACCGGGCGGGTAGTGAAGCTGGGCGGCGGCCTTGCCGAACCAGGTGAGGTTGTGCCGGTCGATCAGCAGTTTCTGGTGCCAGACACTGCCCGGCGCGGCCAGACGTGGGCGGTGTTCGTGGCCGAGTTGGAGCGTCTGGGCTATTTGGTCGAGTGGCGAGTGATCCGAGCGTGCGACTTCGGCGCGCCTACCAGCCGGGAACGCCTGTTCATGATTGCCCGCTGCGACGGGCAGCCGATCGTGTGGCCAGAGCCGACCCACGCCAAGCGCCCCGCCAAAGGCCAGAAGCCTTGGAGGACAGCCGCCGAGTGCATCGACTTCACCGACCTGGGCAAAAGCATATTCGGACGCAAGAAAGACCTGGCGCCGGCCACCTTGCGGCGAGTGGCCAAGGGCATGAAGAAGTTCGTCATCGACAACCCGGCCCCGTTCATCGTACCGATCGCGAACTGGTCGAGCGAGACAGTGCAATCGGCCAACGAGCCGCTGCGCACGGTGACGTCATATCCAAAGGGCGGCGCATTCTCAGTAGTCAGCCCTGTAATGGTGGGTGCTGGAGGGCCTGAATACTCGGGCAAACCAACATCTGCCGAGCAGCCGGTGGACACCCTGCTCGCCCAGAACCACCGTGGTGTCGCAGCGGCAAGTCTCGTGCAGCTTGGGAACGGAGATAAGCCGGGAGCCGCGCCGCGCAGCGCCGACATGCATGATCCGCTCGGTACGATCATGGCATCGGGCGGAAAGTACGCCATTGCCGCTGCGCACTTGGTGAAGTTTCGATTTGATGATGCAGGCAAAGCGCTGGATGACCCCCTGCCAACCATTACCAGTGGAGGGAACTACCAACGGCCCGCTGGTGCAGCTCACGCAATGGGTGTGTCCACGGTGTTCATGGCTCAAATGAACGGCGGCTTCAACACTACCCACGCCAAGGGTGTCGACGAACCCATGACGACGGTCACCAACACCGGAAGCCAGCAGCAACTGGTAGCCGCAAACCTGGTGCACCTGCGCGGTAACTGTGATGCGCGGGACGTCAGCGACCCGCTCCACACAATCAGCGCTGGCGGCCAGCACCACGGACTGGTCACCGCGTTTATGGAAAGGCAGTTCGGCGCCAGCGTCGGCCAGCCTCTTGATGAGCCTGCGCCTACCGTGACGGCCGGTGGCGGCGGTAAAAGCTCTGTCGTATCGCTCAAGCTCTCCCCGGAGCATGAGGAAGGTGCACTGCGCGTCGCCGCATTCCTGATCAGCTATTACGGCACCGAGAACGTCAGCGGTGCAGGCGAACCGGCCCCAACCATCACCACCAAGGATCGCCTGGCGCTGGTCACCGTCATGGTCAAGGGCACGCCCTACGTGATCGTCGACATCTTCCTGCGGATGCTCAAGCCGTCCGAGCTGTACAAGGCTCAGGGCTTTCCGGCCGACTATGTCATTACCCACGGTGCCGATGGAAAACCGTTCACCAAGACCCAGCAGGTGCACATGTGTGGCAACAGCGTGAGCCCGCCGCCTATGGCAGCGCTCGCTCGAGCGAATGATCCATGGCGCATTGCTCGTGCACAAAATATAGCTGCATAGACGTTGGCAGAGCGACCTTAGGCGTCAAGGAGTACAGTATTCCCACTGGCCGCATAGAGAATGGGACATATAGCTCCGAGCTATCAGAAAGAGAGCTATTCCCTACTAGCCAAATTGATGCTCATCTGTAACACTAAGGGTGTCTCTTGGGATTATAGGTCTGGGACCAACGCATGTATTAATCTATTCCGCAGAACAGGGAGCTGCCATGAAAGAGAAATGAGCCGTTAGGATAGAACTTCAGACTGTTTTCTCAATCGAGCCACCGTTTTAGCGGTGGCTTTTTACTATCCGGTACACTACTCGGCGTTGTCTTGAGCGTCTGTCACTAGCTCTGCCAACTTCGCTAAGTATTTCACTCCGTATACCGCCTCATAACCGTCCAAGAACTGCTCGCTCTCTCTGAACTTTTTAAACAAAGGCCAATCATGATAAGCCTCTTCATAGATAAGCTCTCCGCTCTCACCTATCTTCTTCATAATCTTGCCTGCCTCATCATACTCTTCGAGAATAACTGACCGCGCCAACTTAAAGTCATAGATAGAAGCAGACCAATCTTTTTTATCGAGAATCTTTCGCGCTGCATTAACCCCATTGGTATTCTTAACTGCGATTGCATGATTAATGGTAAACATCCTAGCCATTATATCATCGGAAATCTTAGGAAGTTTACTTGAGAATTTGCAAAGCGAAGTAACCTTATGCCACTGCTCTATTTGAAGATATTCATATATTAGTTTATTTAATGCTGTATCAGCCAGGCGTAGATCTTCAGGCAGCATTTTACGCCAAATTGTTTGACCAAGCATCACACCCACTTCGGCTATAATAAAGCATGACTTAAAAAAATACTTAGATCCTAATGCAAGCCTATGACCAACCACGTGCTCCTCATCTACTTTATAGCCCACATCTGCACAGCTTTTCAGATATTGATTACTGATAACACCATCGCAATGAGTGAAAAGATTTCGACGCTGAGCGGCCTCTATAAATGCAGGCCAACTTTCGAACTTTGTGAGGGTTTCAAAACTGAACCGCCTCTCAAACTCTTTGAATTGCTCCGAATAACTTTTTCGCCTTACGCCTTCAATCTCCTTATCAAGCACAGACTCTTTCAGTTCGACGAGCGAGGGAAAGGCTAGCACATCAGCAATATTTAACTGAGCGCTTAGTCCTTTATATAGCTCTGGACAAGCCGTATAAACCGCCATTAGAAGCTCACCAACAAACTTATCAAGGCACGCAAAAAGCCCTATAAACAAGCTGCGCTCAAGAGTAGAGATCGTTGCATCGTTTTCGAATCGAGCCAACAACCTTAGCCCACGCCTAAGTTCTCTCGCCGCAACTAATTTCTCTTCACGCGAGCTTTCACCACTGACTAGCTCATGATTAGTCAAGAATATTTTTTCTAGTTCCTCGCCTCTCTTTAAAAAACTCGCTTGAGCTTGGGGCATGCATTGTTTAGCGCACTCCTCTATATCGCGAACATCATGCACAAACTTATCAATAGCCCTAGCAATAGGATGTAATGATCCTTCATCCCCGAAGGCCGGCGAATCTTGGTCTGCGAACTCTTCAGGCTGCTGGTAACCTACCTGCTTTCCTTTTTCATTTCTTTCCTCAGGCCCCATCTCTAACCCTCATCTGATGAAATATATTTGGCTGTATTCGGGGCTCGGCCCCGTTGATGTAAAGAGCATGCAAGCCAAACGAACTTCAATGCCGTGCCGCAGGAGACCAGTTTGATCTATGACAGAAAAAAAATCAGCTCCCCCCTATCAGTCATCGCCATGCCGTACTTGAGCCGGCCCAGGTACTGCTCGTGCATTGAGTAGACCCGATCATCGATGATTCTGAAAATCATCGTTGTGCCTGACCAGATATTGCCGTCCACCGCCCGCCTGCCGAGCCTGGCATTGCGCGGGCCGTAAACCTCATCCGCTGTTGTGATGCATTCCATGACCGCTCCTTGGTGTTGCGCCAGCTCCTGCTGGCTGCGTGGACCATAGCAGTGATCGGGAGCACCTGCCCGATAGCCCCTTCCCATTTACAGCCTGCCGGTGATCGGCGGGCGGAGACGTGCCCATGAAAGTAGAAATGAGCGGTGCCGGAATCACGATGGCTTCCGTCCAGCCGAGCGCGATCAAGTGCCCCAAGTGCGATTACAAGGGGCATGGCCAGCTGACAACTCGATATCGAACTTACTGCCCGGTCTGTTTCGACGAGTTCATTCGCCAGAACGTCCCTGAGCTGGTCCCCGACCCAGAAGGCTACCCCTTCGACCCCAATAGCCATTTTGTTTACCTCTAACCCCTTCCGCCGCCAAGCGCGGCCCGCATTTATTTCAATATCTAACAATTTCGGTCCTGAACGGACTGCAGGAGCTACTGATGGACGAAATTCACTTTCTGTCGCACGAGGAGGTATGCACCCTAACCGGTGCCAAAACGAAAGCCGGGCAAATAACCGTATTAAAGCGGAACGGGATTCGGCACACGATCAAAAGAAGTGGTTGGCCGTGTGTCATTGCGTCAGCGCTGACTGGCGAAGCCGTGACCACCACGACTTCAGGCAAACCTAAATGGCAGCCACGGCTGGTGGGATAAATGGGAAGAAAGCCGATTAATCCCGACAGCGTCACACGCCTCAGAAAGCGTAAACAGCGCAGCGGGGTCGTCTATTACTACTATGACATCGGAGGTTCTCCGCGAAAGGAAATCCCACTGGGCTCTGACTATGGCATGGCGATCGTCGAGTACGCCAAGCTGGAGAAGAGCCGAACATCCTCGGCTCTCGTCCAGCAAGTGCTGACCTTCGCGTATGTCGCGGAAAAGTACATGGCTGAGGTCGTGCCCACCAAAAGCCCGGCCACACAGAAAGACAACGCCAGGGAGCTGAAGCAACTTCTGAGGTTCTTCGACGATCCCCCAGCGCCGCTGGAAGCGATCGAGCCTCAACACGTCGTGCAGTACCTGCGTCAGCGAGGCAAGGCTGCCCCTGTCCGAGCAAACAGGGAGAAGGCGCTACTGAGTGCTATCTGGAATTTTGCGAGAAGCGCCGGCTACACGGCGCTGGCCAACCCTTGCGCGGGCGTCAAGGGCCACAAGGAGGTCGGGCGAGACCACTACATCGAGGACGAAATGTTTGCCCTAGTTTACAGCCACGCGGAGCAACCTCTACGCGATGCTCTGGACCTGTTCTATCTGACAGGGCAGCGGATTGCGGACACGCTGAAAATGGATGAGCGCGATATACGCGACGGCCGGCTATGGGTTCAGCAAGGCAAGACGAATGCAAAACGGAGGATTGAAATTACAGGTGAGCTGAAGGTGGTCATTGACCGCATTATGACCAGAAAGGAAGGACACAGGATCCGCACTTCCAGGCTGATCGTAATGGATAACGGCCAGCCCATGACGAGCAGTATGTTGCGGGGAAGATTTGACGCGGCACGCGAGGCGGCCGGTGTGGAGAAGGGAGAATTTCAGATGCGAGACCTGCGAGCGAAAGCCGGCACGGATAAGGCTGAGTCGAGCGGCGATATCCTTCAAGCACGCGATCAGCTCGGGCACACCACCGTGGTGATGACCGAGAACTACATCCGCAAAAGGATCGGGAAAAAGGTCACTCCAACCAAGTGA